TGTCAGGGTCGTTATTGCTCTTGCCGTCACAGATACAGACAGCGACCAAAGAAGCTAATACTTCCGGGTCTATGTAATCTTCAGATTCTCCCTCAACAACGTCTAAGTTCCATTCGCCTAATACAACATTACCTCTACTAGTATATAAACTTATTCTTACTAAAGAATTTGAAAAAGCTGACAAATCTATTTCATTAGTATTGTAGAAATACTATTTCTTGCCTATATCACCATGAGCAATAGTTTTAACTTCTATATTACCTACAAATACAGCAGGTTCCTTACCAGAACCTGTTTTCGGTTCTAGTCTACCGTTTATATTAGGGAATACATAATATGCCTAAGGATTGATAAATAAAGGTTTATATAAAATTGTTTCCATCCGTATCTACTTCTGTATTACTTAATAGTAATAGTTATGTTTTCTTTTCTATTTACTGCTTCTAGCATCTTATCATAAAGGGATTTAAACGTGGCAGTACTATTAGTCACTTTACCCACCGCATTGTTCTAACCAACTAGTAAGCATCCATCCGTATCTACTTCTGTATTACCTATGTGTATCAATACTCCAGAGTAACCAGGTACATCAATTAATCTAGGTAGCTTTCCATTGCAGAATTTATACTGTTTGTACTTACTAAATTTAGGAGATACAATATCTAAAGTAACTTTATATGTACCGGTAGGTATAGCAGTCTTACCGTATACTTTAGCTTTCTATATATCTTCTAACGGCATATCTTGCGTAAGTCCTCTGTCTGTATCTTCAAGAACATTGCAGAACTTAACACCATCTATATACATGTTACTTATAGTATATGTACTCTTTTTAGCTATTCTTTCTGATATTATATGCATAACTTCAATAATAATATTATACTTACTTGAATTGCTTGACCAATCATACCACCAATCATGGTAGCTATCCAATCTAACCAATCCCATTTGTTACCATATTGTTTATCTTTAAATTCCATACCTGTAGCTAAACCAGCTACAAATAATGTGGTAAACAGAGCACCTGGTACTATTGCGTACTTCAGGTGCTTCATTCTATTACTTACTTTTAACCACTTAAACATTTCTTCCATTTATCATAGTGTCCATTAAATCAGCTGCTAGGTTCATACCAAACTGTTTATCATCATTATCTATTTCACTTACTTTAGCTAGTATGTATACTTGATATAGGTAAATCAGTTCAAGCAGTTGCCTGTCCGTCAGCTAATTCAGGTTCTCCATCGAATTGTTCTTTATTAATTATATCATCTAACTCTGGTATCAAAGCTTCTTGCACTACAGCTAAGAAACTAGTTAATAGTATCTGTTTAATTGCCTTTGCAATATGACTGTCTACATCATGTGAACCATCAGTATATATTTGCTTAGCTATTTCCAATCCATCCTTGTTTACTGCTGATTTATATAGTATTGCAGCTAGATCTTTAGAAATATCTACTGTGGTTTCATTACCTTCTATATCTTTAATAACTACGTTTGTAAAATCTATATGCTTCATAATATTTAGTTTAAATAACTATTTAAACGTTAAAATCTGCAGCAAGTACTACAATAGTTATATTCTTTACAAGTAGGTAACAAATTACGTACAGGTTCTAATTTCATAGGTATATTACTGCCCATCTGTCTCTTAGAACATTCTATTAGATGATTTAGCATCTATCTATCCTGTACTAATTCTACTTTAGAAAGTAATAGTTCTAATTCATTAATACATATAGATGCTACTATATCTCTATTATTTACTATAATGTTGTATCTTAAATTATTCATTTGCTATAATTCCTTGAGTACCTTCTGTGTCAATAATTCCAATGCTAAACTGAGCAGAGTTTAATATTCTAAATGTAGGAGTGCGGTTACTAGCAGATATTACACCTGTGCCACGATCTGCTAAAAATGTAGGAGTTAATGCTAATTCTACATGAGTATTTCCTCGTAACGTTACACTTTGAGCCCAGTTGTAATCTCCATCTAATTTAAAATATACATTACTTACTCCACCAGGAGAATTTTTTAAACCACCTTTTATCTTTAATTTAGTTTTAACCTAACCTGAATTAGTAGGCTGTATTACTGAAACTGAATTATTAATCTTTCTAGTTATTTCACTAGTATCAAAGAACAGAAACAATTGTCTTCCGTAGTAACTTGAAATATCATTATAATCAAACTACAATAGTACGTCTATAGTATAATAATTATCAGAAGCCGGATCATGTGTATAGTTCTGTAGTACAAATACTAACCAATTACCTATTAGTTTATTTAGGTTACATGTACATTCTGTATTTCTACTAATAGCTACTTTAGTAATTTCGTTGCTGATGCCAGTTTTAATTACACCTTTTGTCATTACTGCTTCTCCAGTTAAACCATCTACTTGAAAGTTTGGAGTAGCAGTAGTAGTAAGTAGTTCTATTGTTATAGGTTCATTATGTGTTATTCCTTCAGGTGGAGTAAGTATACCAAAAGAAGGATATAAATTTTTAGAAGAATCATTCAAATATGCATCCTGTGTAGGAATAATATATGTGGCATCATCATAGAAACCTGAAGTTATAAAAGTACTCTTTAATTCATCATAATAAATATAGTATAAGAATTTTCCACCCCTAGAAACATCATTATAAAATTTCTTACAACCAGTTGTCTTTAATTTCATTCCAATCAATTCCTATTTATGAGGAGGAATTAGATCAACACTCGTATGTTTAGTAGTATTTATACTATTAATAGTTATTTTATGAGGTTCTATTGTTATATCAATTCCTTCGGCAGGAGTATATGTCCATTCTGTGAAATCCGTAGTATAAGCTGGTTTATTAAAATTCTAGTAATCCCACCTATTGCTTCCAATTTCATCAGTACCCTACTGACTAAACATTTTATTATCTCCAAATACGAAACTACCAAGTTTACCACCGTCTGCAATAAGAAAGTCTGTATATATTGCTTGATACTTTTCCATTGGAATCCAAGTAGCATTCTAACCATACGTATTATAGTCTTCCGCAGGAGTTCTTTGTTCTACTATACCTTGCCATACATACGTTTTATTCATTGCGTAATATATACCATTAGACTCAAATAAAACATATGGAGACATAGCGTCAGTACATTCATATACTGTATTGTCATCATAAGAACCCATGGGATAGATTATTCTACCATTACCACCTGGTTCTCCTTTGTCTCCCTTATCGCCTTTAATTCTAGCCCATTTGTAGTCATTAACATCTTCACTATCTAACTCAATGTAATCAGCATATGTACCCATATAATCGCCCAGAGTTTCTCCTGGTGCTAAATAATCAGGATCTCCAGATTCTCCTCTACCAGATGTAAAGGTCAAACCGTTGTCATTAGAGTATTTAACGTGAAAGAATGTAGGTTTTCCATCTGGACCAGCAGGACCTTGTATACCTTGTTCTCCGGTTGCACCTTGTTGACCAACAAATTCTTTCCAAGGACTATAGGCAGCAGGATCAATAGGGGCTTGATTTATATTAGTTACAGCCATACCAATATACTTATTGAACTCAGTACTCATAGGATTACCATCAGGATTAGCAGAGTATCTAATATGAATATATTGAGATGTACCTGCGATACCTTGACTACCTTGTTCTCCCTTATCGCCTTTATTACCAGTAAGTCTAGCGGGAGCTGACCAGTTACGTGCCAATTCATCTTTTTCATTGATTAGAGCACTAGTCATCCATAAGTATTCTCCATCCTATATAGTAACTACAGAATCACTCCAACCATAAGGTTGTCTGTCTGTTTCTACTAGTTCTGGAGGAGTATTGGCGTCATTACTTTTGGCATATTTGAAATCAACATAACTGTTAGTCATACCATCTTCTGCAGTACATTGAGCTGGATCTGACCAACTCATAACCGTATCAGTACTACCATCTACTATACCTGTTGACATCCACCATCTACCAATTGTTTCAGGATTTCTAAACCAACCGTTTATACCTACTGTTCCTGGATCTGGAACTGTAAAATTAGGTTTATCAGGAGTAGTATCAGATTGTTTAAATACAAAAGCATTGTAGTTAGGTTTTATACCTATTCCATCTCTACCTGCTACACCAGCATCTCCTTTCTCTCCTTTTTCTCCTGGATCTCCTTTCTCTCCTTTATCACCTTTTTCTCCCTTCTCACCGTCATTTCCTTTGATTCTAGCCCATAAATAATCTAACGGATTATTACTTGGTTCAGCAGTATCTTTATTAGCTGCTATACCAATATAGGCTGTATCAGCTTGCGGTTCATCAGTCATTTGATCTCCATATTGTGAAGGAGAATATTTAATCCAGTTATATCTAGTATAAGTATTATTTATAGTAGGAGTTGTTAGGTCTATATTCTTATTGTTAGTAACAGCAATAAGTTTATCTTTATCAGAGTCGTAATATATCTAACCTTCTTTAAATGTACCAGCTACTCCTCTTTCTATATTATACTTAAGATCTAATCCTTGTGGTAATAATGTAGTGTTACTAAGTACTACATTACCATTTTTAAGTCTGCCACCTTCAAAACTAAGTATACTATCTGCAGGAATAGTAATAGTGCTATCCTACAAATCAAAATCATACTGTATTACGTATATAGTATTACTACTATCGAAATCAGATTGAGTAAGTACATTTTTATTATTTACTATAGTCTTACGTAATATCTTTCTACCTAATCCACTAAATGTTTTAGGATTATAAGTTCTATCAGCAAACTTTAATACTAAATCATCTGTTACTTGTAAATCCTCTCCATCTACTGTAGTTACACTTATTGGCTACCAATATGATTCGTTTGTTAAACTAATATTAACTGGTACTTCTTTTATAGATATGAATGATCTATGTTGATCATCATATACCAAACATAATCTATCATATTCTTTAGAAGAATCATGCAGACCGTCGCAAGTTAAAGTAACTTTACCTAATAATTTTGTGTATTCCATTCTAAAAAATTAATTCTGTTTCTGGTTTTATAAAATCTTTAACATCCGGTTTATCAAAAGTAATCTACTAATCTGTAGGATCTACTTCTACATTAGGATAATTAGCATAGTCAGATATTACTACTATATTACCCTAGTAGTCAAGAGCAACATATAGAAACTATTCTAATTTCTTACAGTTGCATTTATTATCTGATTTTGCACACACCATTGACACAACTATTACAGTTATTATCCTATCTATTATTATTTATACTAACGTTCAATAATTTAGCTAAATCCAAGTAATACTGTACCGCTTCTTTATTATGAGAAGTAGCAATAGCCTATTCTAATAATTGCCTTTTAAAAACAATTAACATGATTAGCTGCATCTACTTATCGTCTAAGCAAGTGTTACAATACTTGTGTAACATACCAACTTCAGCATTATATAGTATATTAGGATCATAGTATATACCATCTGCATAATCGTTAGCATAATCCTCAGTAGTACAAAACATTTTTATATACTTAATGTTTTTATCTAATTCTGTTATTATGTTTGATTTAGCAGATAATTCATATGTATACGAAGTTGTTACTTCTTTAGTTTCTCCTTCTCTAACTACTTCCTTAAATGTAAATTCAGTATTATTATACGTTAACACATAATTGTGATTATCAGGACTATCACAATACAAATTAGCTACATTAAGACATTCGTCTATGTACAATATAATATCATTAGTATTTACTATTGATATATCTGTGTATACTATGAATGTCATAGTATCATCTTTTATGTTTACATTTACTATTTTATTCATAAGTCTAAATGAAAAAAGCGGGATAGGAAGGAATAATCCAACCAGTCCCGCCTATTTGTTTATACTATATTAGCAATTATTACGCCGGAGTAGTATTTGTTGCAGCAATACCTGAGAATGTAGCCATTGCGGTTGCAATCTTAGCAATGTTAGTAGCGTCTACACTATAGATATCTGAAGTAATAGGAGTATTCTTAATGTACTGATTATCGTTACTCAAAAATGCATTTTCATTAGAAATAGTCAATGTAGCATAAGCTGCATCTTCTACTGTCATCATGTCTTGCATTACCTGAGGATAAGCACCTGTGAATACATGTCCTTCATAACCCATATAGCGTACTTCTGCATCGCGTACTTGTTTCCAGTAACCTTTACCAGGATTACCCGGAGTTTTAACAATAGTAGCACCTTTTACTGCTTCAGGTTGATTGCTAAGCAATGCTCCCGGAATAGTAACATACAATGAAGCTTCCATACTTACTGTAGAATATTCATTCAATGAATATACTCCATTATTATCATCTTTAGCTTTTGCTGTCAAAGTGATAACTGCAGCAGATGCAGAAGCATCAATTCTACGATTTTTGTGTTTGTTGATTTTAGCAACGATTGCAGAAGCCAAATCATTTGCAGTAGTATTAGCGGCAAATACTTCATAAGTATGAGTAAATTGACCCGGAGCTTCGTAGATATCTTTATATACTACGCGAAGTACATATCTGTGACCAGCAACAATTTCTGCATCAGTCAAAGTAATAACTACTTTATCCTAAACAGGAGCAACTGACTTAGTAGTATAAGCAATGCTCTTTACACCTTGTTTCTGAATAGGGTTACCCCATTTGATATCATAGATTTTCTTAGCAGAATCAATTACGCTTCTAACTACACCGAATTTAACATAAGTAGTATCGGTAATAGCTACTGTTGGATTAATCAAAGTACCTTTGTCATTTACAGCTACCAATGCACCTTTAGCCAAAGTAGCAGCATTAATTGCGCCAGTTGTAGTATTAATAGTATTGCTAATCAATACTGAGTTTACATGTTGTAACATAAATTAATTTTTAAAAAATTAGACATATTGCGCGCCGTCTAACATATTCGTTTTTCTACTTTCCTTATTTCAGATTTCCACGTCAAACGAACGCTAATTATTATTACTCATCCGAAGATGAGGCTTTAGCAGCAGAAGCAGCTTCAGACATATATAGTCTTACAGCTAAATCTACTACTTCCTGGTGGCATACTTTAGGGAGATCCTCATATTGTTTAGTAAGATTATCTCCCATATCTATGCCGTTTCTCAAGTAGTTCAGAGTGTATTTATTAATATCGTAATTACCATCAGTATACAATATAATACTGTTGATAGATTGTAATCTTACAGGTCTAGCCTGATTATGATGTAGATGATATTCAGACAAACTATTCTCCAATATCCTATCTACATTCTCTATAGTAGCTTCAATAACGTCTCTAGTCTTTACTTTAATGTTAGGACATTTATTATTTACTATTTCTATTTCTACTTCTTCACCTAAAGAAAACATGTAATCTGTAGGATATTCTCCTATCCACTTATTACCTTGTTTTTCAAAATCAACTTTCTAGTAAGTAGTAGAACGTACCAGAGTTCTCAGCTTATCTGATATCTCTTGGTTTTGTTGAAATACTCTATACAACTACTTTATATAATCATCTTTAGCTTTATTGAGATAATGAAATATAGTATCTGAAGTAAGTTTAGTATTTACATTATAACCAGGTACAGAAGCTATAAGACTTCTTTCAAATGAAATTTGCATTTCTCTTTCTGTCATAATTATTCAGATAATTGGTTTAACTATAACTTAGATGAAGTTCTCTAAGATTCAATATTCTCTAAAGCTAGTACTACAGCTCTATTTACTACATCTTGCATAACATCGTCCGGTAATTCTAATTCACCATCTGGATTAGTATAATCGAACTAAACAGGTCTCTTAATGTATGTAATATTAACTGCATATCTATTATTAGACGGTTGGTATTTAGGAGTTTGCATTAATATAGGATCTACGTATATTAGCATATTGTTATCCTCTAATGTTGCAATTGGGGTATCTACCCACGGTATGTTATTATAAGTCTACTTAAACATTCCAGCAGTATTATGATCAACCAATAGGCAATTAGCATAACTATTACCATACTTTAGTACTACTCCTATAATAGATACTCTTTCCCCGTCTTTATGCACATTACTTAGTACAAACTCATTATATATTGATTTATTAGCTACTATGTTCTCATCTGTCTTAATAAGTTTATCTAATTCAGACATTCTCCATGGAGTAGCTTCAAAACCTTGTTTTAATACGTTATTTCCACTTATCTTATTGCTTATAATATCATTCTAAGCCTGATTAAGAAATAGATCAATTTCCTGAGGTAAGAATGCAGGAGCACCACCGAAAGCAACTCCCTGAGCATTCTTATCTAGGATAACTTTAAACTAAATATGTGCAGTACGATTATTCATTATTTAGACTTAATTTCATTAAGTATTGCCATATAAATATCATTATTCTTCTTATCTTTTAAGTAAGCAATTACATCTTCCAAACCATTACCAATCAAATCTGTACCAAAGTAATAGTTACTTCTATTCTTTCTAATGATATTCTTTGAAATAGCTTCTTCTATAACGAAGTTCATTTCTTTATTTGGGTTTTCAACCCATTTCATAATAAAGTTCTTAGGAGATTGTTCAATCTGTTCTGTCAATTTAGCTTCAATAAGTTCATTAGACATGTTATCAGATTTAATACCATACAATCTCAAACATTTACGCATATCTTCAATAGACATCTTATCCATTTGTCTATATGCTTCACGTTTAACTTTATTAATCTTATTAGTCTCTTCAGCTTCACTATCCTTATTAATTATAACATAGTCAGTAGATGGTTTAATGTTATTAAACCCATCTGCTACTCTCTTATGATTCTTAAGGAATAAATATTGTAGTTCGTCATAAGGATTTTCAGTATGTAAGATCAAATCTTTTTTACCTACTCTACAAGCAAATGTTTTCCAGAAATCACTGTTATTATCCAATTTGCCTTCCGTATAACCAATTTCTTTTTCTAAACGTCTAGCCTATTCTTCGCTAAGACCTGTATAACGATTGCCGGATCTAGTCCAATAAGTTCCAATGTAATCGAAACATGTGGGCCATTTTGTAATCCCGGTCCAAGGATTTGTTTTAATTATTCTAACGATTACTTCCATAATTATTTAATTAGATTGTTCAGTTAGTTATTTTTTTCAGCATACTCCCAATAATACCCTCTATATGGACTATCGGATAATATTGCTTTTCTAATAGTTTTGGTGTCGATATGCTCTTCTTTAGAAGCAATTACTATACCAGAATATGTTTTAACTAGGTTTCCAGAATAATTGTACTTATTAATTTTTTTACTATTTTTAGCAGCAGCCTTTAATAGTACTTCTTCTCTAGAAATTTGTTTTGCATTGCTAGAAACTTTCCAAATAAATTTAGCTTTAGCTTTATTCTTTAGTTTATTAAAATATTCTGGATCATTTATATAAGTTCTTATAGAAGTTGCAGATATTCCTGTTTCCTTAGAAGCTTCTGAGATACTTCTATAAGATTTTATAAACTTATTATCTGTGGTGTATTGATCTACCCCTCTAGCTAATTTAGCGAAATTTCCGTCCTTGACTTCTTTATTAGATTTAATTCTAGCTTCAACGCATGATTCATTCATAACTACTTTATAATTTGGATCTTTATAGTAATCTAGAATATTCAGTGCAACTGGTACAGTAGTAAAATTATCTTTGTAGTCCCAAATATAAGGATTACTCATAGTAGGATGTGTAGCTTCTTTATTGATCACTCTGAGAATAGTATCTCTCGTGATATTATTATCTGCAGCAGCTTCTGTTAAACTAGGATATTCCTTAACGAATTCTCCTTTTAGATTGTATTGTAGTACCGCTTTACGCTTCTCACTTATTTTGCCTCTGTGAAGATCACCTATCTTTGCCTTAGTTTCTTCGCTCATTCTTACGATATCACCACCAACATTATCATTGTAACCAATCTCTGGATTAGTTGCGCTTAATGCGGCTATCCAATATATTTCTCGTTCATTTAGCTGCTCAAGATTGTCGCACATCTCTAATAATTCAATCTTGAACTTGTCTTTGCCCTTTTCGGCAATTGCCTTTTGTAAGGGAGTACTAGGATTAGTTTCAGCTTTATTGACGTGAAGTCTAAATCTTGTACTTAATCCACTAGTAGTACCCCCTACATATATTTTATTATTGGTCAAATCTGTGATTTTATATACATCAAAAGTTTCATTCTTCATAATTCTAAATTATTGTTATATATTATATAACGTAAGAATTATAGAAGGTTTCCTCTTTCTGTTAAAAAAATCACTCAGCTTCCATAATCAATTCACCACACGCACGAGGATCCCTAAGCATTATACCCATTTCGCCCAGATAGAACACAGTGTATCCGTCCTTACCGTTAGATCTCAGAGTATTGATCGACTTACCATAACCAGAAGGAAGTACAGAACCACCAACAGTCCAAGTAACGAATTCACGACCTTTACGTACTACTTTTACGATGTTAGCTTCACCATCACGTCTACCAAGATCCAGGAATGTCATACGATATGATTCCAGCGGTTTCAGAGTAACTGGATGCAATTTACGATTATAAGTCAAATCGTCATACAACGGGAAGTATTTCAAAGTAAGTTCAATACCATTAGTCATTTTGTAAGTCTTAAATTGACCACCAAATGTCAAGTTATCACCACTACCTGTAACAAATACTGTATCAATCAGATTCATCTGAACGATCTTTTCTTTCAAGATCTTATCAAATTCTCTCATACCCATTTCACCAGTCAATGCAACGAATTTACGTTCGTTAGTACCAAGTACATTATATGACAGATCAAACAAGAAATCTTCCAACAGTTCTGCAGTCAACTCAGTGTAATAACGTTTGTTAGACGGAGCAATCTGTTCCAACAAGCCAGCACCAATAAATACAGGACGACCGTTAGTACCTTTCAAATTACAAGAACCATCCTTGTTTACATTACTCTTCATGTAAACCAACATTCTTTCACATCTCTTATACCATTCACGCATTGCAACCCATTCTTGGTAATCAGCCCACAAATAAGAAGTCTTACCTGATTTAGGATCTTTAAGAGCTATTGCCATTACTGTAGAATAAGCAGAACCAGTGATATCATAGTTGATACGAATTGTAGTCAAGTAATTACGCATCTTGAACTGAGTGTTGTAGTTCAAGATATCACCTTCTTCACTGTACTCTTCAACAGCAGAAGCAAGACGAGATACTTGACAACCAGGTTTCAAGAGGTTTGCAGGAATATAAGATGAAGGTTGACCATCTGCTACAAAACAAGTGTAAACCCAAAGGTTACCATCTTGATAAGGAGCACCAGCTACACGTACCTGATATTCTTTATCATCAAATTCTAGAATTGCAGTAGGACCAAACCAGTTATCTTCCAACCACAACAGGATCGGAGTATTACCAATACCAGCTGTAGTATCATCTGAAATAGCTGCGCCATTCCATTTTGCATCTCTAATTGTAACTGCTCTATCAGCGTCAATCATTACATTCCACTCCCAACTTGGTTGATCAATGGTCATCACGTTACCAAGACCACCAGTAAGCATATCCAAAGAAGTGTTGTAACCGCTATCCTTAGTTCCAAATACATAAGACAATACGGTAGCAACCTGATATGGGTTCTATTGTGAAGCTGCACTAATCTTAGCAGTATCAATCAAGTCTGAAAACCATTTACCCTTGTATAGTACCAAGTTATTTAGAATATTATTATCCATAAAATACTAGTAATTTTAATTTATTTAGTTTATTATTAATTTGTACGCAACTGCTGCGCAAAAGACTTCCACATATCAGAATTGTTAGTGTTGTCCGTTTTCTTTGTTTTTCTACTTACTCCAGATTTATTTAAACTATTCTTAAATCTGTTGATGGCATCACTAGAACCTTCGTTCTTTGCAGCTTTAAGTAGTATGTCACCTTTCATAGTAAAGTAAGCAGACTCAAGTAAATTTCTTACGCTTTTTGACCAATCTCTTTGGAAAGCAGTTTGGCCATTAGCATCAGGTTTGAATATATATTCCAGTAATATTTTCTTATCCTTCTCTGGGATTTTAATACCGCGAATATTATCCATGCCTTTTATTTCGTTGACAACGGTATTAAAGTATTCCTGTTGACGTTGTTTAGCTTGCTTAGAGGCCTTTTCTTGGTCTTGTAATAGCTGTTGCTTCTTTTGTTCTTTAATCTCTTTAAGAGCCTCTAAAGCGTCTGTAGCCTCATCCTCAAGTAAACCGGCATCTTCGTATTTAGATAATTTCTTTTCGATTTGTTTGGTGCTAAACCCTTTCTCTTTCAAGAATTCTTTTACTACTAATTTCTGATTATTTTCATCCTCTTCGATGTCAATATTATCAAGATCCAGCTCGCCTTCAATTTCAAAGTAATCTCTTAGATTACCTCCGTTTTTAACAAAGTTATCCAGTGCTTCTACTTCTTCACTAGCATATCTAGGTACTGAGTTTTCTTCTACTACTTGTTGGAAATACTCTACTAGTTCTTCAGGAGTAGTAGGGATATCTTCGTCTTCTTCTATCTCCCAACCAAATTTTTCAGCCATTACACCAAAGAAAGTACTAACAGCATTATCCTCAGATTCATCATCTGGTTCATCGTCATTATCATCATCTTTTCTTTGTGTATCTGTGTCTAAATCTATATCAGTTTTTTTAGTTTTCTTCTTAGGTTCTGGTTCAACAACATCGTCTTCAACTACTTCATCAACGTCATCCTTTTTATCATCTTTCTTCTTAGGATTACGCAATGCTTCAAGTTCTTCGTCTGTCAATTCTTCTGCAGCACCATCTACGATGTTAACATCATTATCGTCGTCATTTTTACCAGGTTGCTGCACTGTTTTATTCTGTACATTAGATCCTGGTATGAGTTCTTCAAATACTTCAAAACCGTTTAATGTAATTTCTTCCATAATTATATATAATTAGATTATTTTTTCTTTCTTCCTTTATGTTTCCACTTACGAGCGTTTTGAGCAAAGATAGCTCTCTTTCTAGTTAATGGATTCTTACTATGTGTAAGTTCTTCTGTTGACTTACCTGTTCTTTTCTTTAATGCATTAAATTTACCCCTATTTTTCTTTTTGATATGGATACCACCATACTTATAACTAGGTATTGGATACTGTGGTGATATCATCACTATGTCCATCAAATCGCTCATCTTCTTCTATGAATTGATAATTCTCTAGTATCAGAGTGTTTATTATATTAATTAATTTATCATTAGGAAGTTTCTTCATAGCTTCCAGTACAGATTTGTGATATATGTCTATGTCTGGATATAATTCTGAATGTTTCTCTGGATCAAATAATGGACGTTTGTCAACATAATCACTATTTAAATCAATAGGATCACTGTACGTAATTTCTCTAAAAGTATTTTGATATTCGTATTGATTCAATATTGCCTCTATATAATACTGAAAATCTAAACCGTGTATATCTTCTTTAATTACTTTCATTCTTTCTATTGTTATACATAGCAGCAGCTCCTACACCTAGAAGAGGTATAGAATTAAACCACTTTGTGTATTTATTAATACTACCAAACTATTTACTTGCTCTAGCTACTTCTTTCATAGAATCGGTTTTAGACATCTGATCTAATACCTTTTTCATGGTTTTAGCATCAATCTTTTCTCCTCTAGTACTAATCATTCCATTACGAAACATGTACTCTCTGAGCTAATTCATATGAGCTTTCTGTTCAGTAGGTTTTGAATAATACCAATCCCAATTGTCAATCTTTTTACCGTTCAAATCTTTACTCATTTGATAGAACATGTTACTGTCGCCGTGTGGATCTGGTCTATCCATATTTCTTTTATAATCCGTATAGTGGCTTAATTCATGTTCTGTTACTGGTAAATTAAGGTTAGCGTTAGGATCTATTCTATAACTGTATTTCCCATTGCCTAACCACTGTAGTTGAGCTCTACTGGTACCTCCATTGAAACTACTAATATTAGGTAAACTAAAAGGATCATTATTGTAAGCATCTATAATGTCTGCATATACCGTAGTATAATCATCGCCAAATTGTTTTTTAACCTAATTTGTCCTTATCAAATACTCAGGATCATCCATTAGTCTTTCTGCTACATTATATGTCTAATTGGCTACCTTACTTAATTTTGCATTATTCTTAGCATCAATAGCTTTAGCTTCATTTATGCGATCTTGTACATAGTTTTTATTGACTGCAGTATTAAAACTATTCTAGCTGGTAGATTTCTTTTTAGGGCTAATGCCTTTATACTTCTTTCTAAACTGCTTAACAGTCATTGGCATAAAAGGAACCATACCTAAAGCAGCTAAACCAGCCCCTTCCCAGTCTGAATTCTTTATAGCATTATATACTCCATACGCAGAAATAGCATCTCCAACAGGGGTTACATTAGCTGCATCTTCTAAATCTCCAACTGGTTTTAATCCTCTGATGAATGGTTTCCCAGTAAATCTATCAATTTCATCAGTACTATTGTCATAATAATCAGCCAACTGATCTTCAGTATACTTACGACCATATCTATCTTTGTATAATTTACCTTTATACGGTTGAGGTTCCTCTGGTATTACTGGTCTATTTGTTGGAGGTATTTCTCCTCCTTCAGCTGCCATTGGTATATCAAAGTCTCCTTTTCTATTATCTATTGAAGCTACATTGTTGAGTAGTTGCAGTATTTTATCATCACCTAAATGATTTAGATCATATTTCTTTAAGTAACTTCTAATAGATTTCAAATCTTTTTTAGTATACTTCTTAGTAGGATCAGCATTCATTTCTTTAAACATCTACTATCTTCTAGCTAGTACTTCCCAAGGATTATTAGTATATTCACTAGACGGAGTATCCAAATCATAACCTAGTATATCTGCTGCTTTCTATACTCTCTTACTGAATCCTTCCTTACGGTACATACTTGGTCTAGTAGATATTTGTCCAGAATGCTCTAACTCATGTAATACGTTACTAGGCAAGTCTTTACTATACTCTATCATATTACCAATAACTGTAGGATCCTTCATCACCTTTATACCAGCTCCTGTATCATAGAAATCACTGCCTGCATAGTCTATATCTTTATCAGCATTAAATACAGTTACACCACTTGAATTTGTAGGACCTGAATATACTTCAGCATCTTGTACCAATACTGGCGTATTATATATTCTATCCAAATAAGCAGTTAATTGGTCTGTATCTAATTGATCAGCAAACTCTGGTAATTTAGATCTTTCTGTAGCAAAATTAGCTAACCAATCTCGCTCATCCTAGAAATTAGAAGTATATCTACTGTTATATCTTCTTTTACCATAATCTCCAAGTATTGTCTCTGATCCTAATTTATCAGGAGTATCTGTTATTTCTAGGTTATTGGTTATAAATGGTAGTTCTGTAGTTATAGTTTCATCTCCTAATCTATCTGGTTGATCTGTAATAACTAAATCATTGTCTACTATACTAGGTTGTTCTAAACTATTAAATGGTCTTAGTTTATTTACTCTAGGTATATCTGTTCTAACCATATTAGATATTATACCATTAGGAGCTTGTTTATTAACTCTATTAGCTACTACACTTACTTCATCTAGATTATTACCAAAATAAGTATTGTTATCTACAGTATTGGGTTGTAACTGAGTAGGCATATCTAGAGGCTATACTTGACTAGTAATATCTCCAGGTATTCTAGGTCTTACTCTTTTAGCAGTAACTGTTATCTTTGGTAAAGATGCTTCTAGCTCACCTCCATTTGCATACTGTTTAAAGTCAAGGTAAGTCTTACCGGGATTCTACTCCCGGTACTACTTCAACTGTTGCATCCTATTTCTAAATGCTTGCCTATCCATAATCTTATTTCTTTACAGGTTTCTTTCCGCCTTTCTTGCATCCCATAATTAATCCTCTTTATAACTTTTAATTTTACAATATTTCAACCAAGAATAATGTTTCCTAGTCTTAGGGTAATTGTAGTTATTTTCATTATTGTAAGCTTCTTCTTCAAAACTAACATCGTGATATACTACATTTTGTTTATCAAATAATCTAAGCAGTCGAATAATGCAGTACTCTATTCCATACCATAAGTAAAATGGTAACCACAACATCTCTTGCATCTACTTCAAATGAATCTTCTCGTGATTATAGCTTTTAGCACTTATCTTAGATGCATCTCTAGTAAATATCAAACCAAACAGATTTATATATTTATAACCCTTAAAAGGTATCCACTTATTCTGTATTACTTTCATATTATTTCTCTCCTGTTGTTTTATTCTTCAATGCTGTACGAGCTTTAAGCTTTTCTCGTTCCATTGCAGCTTTATCCTTTTGCTTTTGCAATTCCATCTAAGCTTGAAGTTTTTGTTTTTCAAGTTCCACCTTTTTATCTTCTATTTCTTTCTTTAATTGTTGTTCACGCATCTTAGCATTGAACTCAAATTGTTTAGAAGCTTCTTCAGATGCTTGCTTTCTCTCTTCAAGTGCTTGAGCTGCTATTTCCATAGTATCTGGAATACCATTATCATTCTGGTCTTGATCTTCCAAACCTCTATAAGCATTAAGCTGAGCTACTGTGATCTTAGTAGCATTATTCTGATCAATCTCATATTTCTTAAGATCCATCTCTGCTTCTTTAATCATTAACTCTTCTTCCTTAATTTCATTCTGCATCTGCAATGTTTGTTGTTCACGTTCAGCTTGCGCTTGTTCCATAGCTTGTTGCTGTTCCATACGTTTTTGTTCTATTTCTTCAAGTCTATTCTTGATCATAGTAACATTATCCATAGTAATAATTTCAGCTATATCAAGTAAACTAGCACCATTCTACATTGCTGGTTGCATAAGGTTCTTAAGAGCTTCTATCTGTTGTTGATTCTTAGTTGTATCTTCTACGAATACGTCCATATCCTCATATAAAAAGTCATCTGATAGAGTTAAGAACGCTCTAGTAGCATCATCGAGTACATAATTTATGTTTACTTTATTATCTTTCCAAGCATACTTAGCTGTATTAAGCAACATTTGTAATGCTTCTTTTTTTACCTGATTATGCGTCCAGAACCAAGGTTCAGTAATATGAGCTGATTGTACTACAGATCTTTCTACATTACCTACTAATTCATTAGAGGATATAGATCCTTCTCTCTATTTAGATACTCCTGTTATTTCAGACAACATAGCTTCAATCTTATCCATCAGCATAATATACTGATTAATTGTATTTGCCATAGTAAGATCAATTGATGTTATCTAATTATAAGGAGATGGTTTTGTAGGATCTTTTCCGTCCACCCATTCGCAATTGTGTACTATTGTAAAGTCACCCAACACAAATAAGTTATCGTTATCAACTGTTATACCTACGTATTCTCCTATTCCTTCATATGTTACTTTGAAATTAGATTGTAACGCGTTACCTTTTTTGTTCTTAACACATCCTTGTTTACGTTTTATTTTAGTAGGTATAATAAGATCACCGTCTAATATTCTAACTGTCCAAGTATCTTCACATTTGCTATAGTAACTATTTTTACATAATTTTCTATCTTTTCCTTTATAATGAGATATTGTGCATTTAAATCCCAAAGATCTAGCTATAAAAGCAAATTTATCGACAATATGTTTCCTGGATTCGCATTGTGAAAAAGTATAATAATTATCTCTTTTACTAAAATGTCCATCGGTATCAATTAAACCAGCTAGTAACTATAAACGATTCTCTCTAGTGGTATATATATAATCATCAGGAATATCTTTATTAGAAAGTATTCCGTAATATCTAAGTGCTTCTTTTAGTATGTTTTTACTAACATAAGTATTAGAACTACTTGTATTACTCAGATTGGCTAAGCGAATGTTTATTGCATTATTACCTGATATATTTTTTAATCTAGCAACCATTCCATTATTTTCTGCGAAATTAGTAAGATAACTTATTACTTCTATATCTTCTGATATGAATTCTGTTTTATTTGTGCATCCATCTCCTAACCACAGACCTAGAACATATGGATCCAATAATAATTGTCTATTCCAATTATTATCTACTTTGTTTGTTCTTTGCAAATAATTATTAGAGTTATTACTATTAATTAATTCTATTGGAGTAGCTAATAGTTCTTTATCTGTCTTATGATAATAATCCTTTTGTTTATAGTATATTTTGTGATTGCTATTTACAATTTGATCCTAACCTCCAGTATAAACATTTATTCTATACATATTATCTATACCGTTATGCTTCGCTAATACTTTTCTAGGATTACCATCTGGTCCCATTACATATTCCCCTATTTGTATATCTTTAATCTTACGCAAATAGCCGTCCCCCATCATTACTAAAGTATCTGGAGAAAAACATTCGTACGGATTAATAAAGTTTACTCCTAGAGCAGATAGATAATGCATCCATTTAGATACATCTATGTTCATAGATTTTGGTATCTGAGTAATATCCATATTTACTACTTTACCTTTATCTCTAGCCATTGCTAATTCCAGTCTATACCACAATACTATATACATGTACTGTAATGGTTTCATTATACTAACTAGTGATCTAGGTTTACTGTTTGTATTATTGTATATTACTCCAGTATATGGTAATCTCTATGCGTTAGGATTTTCAGATGATACATATTGGTATTCTAACGGTTCTATACCCCAATATAAGTCTTCTCCTGCTCTATATCCTTCCCAAGTTTCAATTATCCACTTCCATTCTACACTTATTTCAGTGCCAGTTTCATTATATGATTCATCTACTATATACTCTACAGGTTCCCCAGTTTCAGGGTCTTGTATAGTAACAAATGCGATCTTTCTGAATGATTGCCAACAACAATGCCATACGCTAATAGAATTAGTACTTTCAAATGGGTTAGATTGACCACCTATGGTATGAGTTTTAATATGTGGGAAATCTAAAGAAGTTCTTCTTACTTCTGGATTAATTCCTCCTTTTGATGTACCATCCGCCATGTCTAGTAACTGATTTAATTGTTTTTCAGATAGTTTATCGTAGAATCTATCATATATATCAGTTACAGATAATTTCATCTCATATACGCACCATTGTGCATCGTGTATAAATTCTAAATCCGAAGTATCAGTATCATAATCAAAGTAAAGAGGATTAATACGTTCTAAGCACGGATTGCCATTCTATATACCTATATAGTATATTTCTTCCCCACCAACTAGAGCGTCTTTCCAGCCTTTATAAAATTCATGAGTAATGTTTAATTTACTTTTTAAGTAATTTAAAGTATGATAAGCAGTTATTTCTGCCACATCTTTATAATCCTTACTCATATACTTTTGTATTTGCTCAGGAGGCATTATTTCTCCAGACTACAGTGCTTGCTGATATCTAGCTTGTTCTTCTGGGCCAAGCTTACTCATAATAGTAGCTTGTATATAGTCTATTAACATCTATTTAGCTTTTTCCTACATTTCACTAGTAGCTATATCACTAGTTCTTATAGTCTTAAAGTTAAATGGTCTTTTAGTTTCTTCTCCAAGTAATAGATCTATTTTTGGTTTAACTACATTGAAGTCTTGAGCCATCGCTGGAAAACCATCTTGCTATTTAAAAGGATTAGTTACATACTTTAGATCTTTCTCATTGTATATGCTATTATACAGATCATAGTATGTTTGCATCTCTTCCTTACGAGTTCTGTTATTGCCATTTCTAGAACCTCCCATACTTTTTCCTATAATGTAATCGACACAGGCTTCTCTCCAGTCCTTAGTCTTCTTAGACATAGGTAGTTTCTAGATAGGAAATTGATTAATATTTCTCATAATTAAAACATATATGCTTGTAAATTATCAGTGATTTCATCGTCATGAAACCACTCTTGAGTAAAGATAGGCCCGTCAAATAGTACTCTATCTCTATTCTCTTTCTTAATTTCTTTTACTTTAACGTTATATAGCTATTCTCTATATATCATTAATTGAGTTAACGCCATTACTCTATCTACGTTAACGACATCATTTGCAGCTATGAGTTCTTCTAATAGCGGTTCAGATAATATGTTATATAAGTTTTTCTTACCAGTAGAATCAAGGTCGTTTAACCAATCTTTTATAAGGCCCCATCCCCATTGTTTGATCTATTTATTCATATGGCAACCTTTTTTTCTATTTACTTTAGAATTACTAACAATATCGTTTATAATATCCGGTTGATCTGCTAATAAATAGTCACAATGTTTATTAGTAAAGTAAACAAATATGCCTTTATTTTGATTTTCATACATAGCTTTAGCATTATAATATATTAGTAACTTCCTAACGTTTTCGTAAAATTCTTCAGCAGATTTAGGTCTACCAGTATATTCTGCTACTATTATATCAGAGTATTCTTCTATACTTTGTATACGTTTATATATAAGACAAGAACCTAAAGAAGTAGTACTAGATTCATCATAATCATACGAGTCTATTCCTGCTATATATAAACCAGAGCTAGCTTCCTTATTAGGGTGTTCCCAAATAACTATTGAACCAGTAGGGTCGTCGCCAATTAAAGCTCCTGTTGTTTCATCTCGTTTTGTTCTTAAAGGATAATGCGTGATATCTCCTGTTTTCTTTATGATCCATTTAAGACTTCCGTCTGATTGCCATATTAAATCACCTATCTATTTATGATTCTATAATTTAGTATTAGTTCTTATTAGTGATAACTATTCTTGTAGTTCTTTCTTAGGGAATATGTTACCATTAAACTCTAACATAGCTTCTGCAGGAGTAATCGGTCGTTCGGCAACATATCTATCAACAGCTGCGTTATTTGTAGCATTAGTTATAACTTTTTCCCTTTCTGTTAATATGTATTCTACGGCTGGTTTATATAAAGTATTTCCGTCATCATCCATATACATTCTTTTACCATTTTTATCACGTATGTCCATATTAACATACTATGGCACAAAAAATCCACATTCCGTAATACTTACTGATTCATCCCATATGTTTTTAAATCCTAAACAATTATAACCATTTGGATTATAAAACATATCTTTTAGAGTAGCAAACTTAGAATCTTCGTCACCACCTGTACCCCAAACTATCATTGGAGCAAATGCTATACCATCTACTTCTACAGAAGGGCGAGCTATTTGCCATGCTGCTGCTAGTTCGCTCATAGAGCCACCTTCTTCAAACATAATAAGATTAGCTCTTTTACCACGAATAGAACTAGGATTATCTTTTAAAGTAACTCCTATAATTTCTGACTTATAACCCAGTTCTATCTAATTACCGTATTCATCCTTAGTAAAGAAACCAGCACGTTTACGCATCTAAGTATTGACTGACCTTTTCTTACCCCATGCAGTGTTCTTGTCTATAAAGTCCATATAGTCCCAAGCCTTGGTAAGTATACCATCTTCTGTCAAATACTATTTATTAGCCGCATATACAAAAGTTTTACTGTTCGGTATCAAGTAGTAATTTCTACACGCCATAGAACCACCTTTAAAACTATATCCTTTACGTCTAGACTTTAATACACACAAATGCTTTCCCTATTCCTCTGCTTCTTGTACAGCATTAAAATAGTAATAGTCATAATCCCAAAAATCCGGAAAACTTACTTCGTTTATTCTTTTATAGTATTTTGTACCGTCTGCTTTAACAAATTCCTTATTCGTTATTCTCTAAATTGGGCAGTAGTTTAAATAAAAATAGTTATACCCACTAATGTAATCACCATCATTAGCGGTATAACCATTTATACATCTTCTACTTTCCTCATCCCAAAATCCGTAGTATTCCGAAGTACCTTCTGGATACTAACAATAATGCCCAGTAGCTAAATACTATAGCGCTGGGCCTCTAAATTTATCAGACTATTTGATCTTTTTATTAAAATCTACCATTTGATAATCTTTAAAGTACTTTATTCAATCTGAATTCTAACAATTTTGTTGCGGGAGTTGGACTTGAACCAACGACCTTTAGGTTATGAGCCTAACGAACTACCAACTGCTCCATCCCACATTGGTGCGGTTTTAACAAAACCAAGGAAACCGCCAACCTGCCTACTTACGATTAGGACCATCATGAGCTGTGTTTATTGTTAATTACGCAATAAGTGACTTAGGTGTTTACGTTGTATGCGCGCCATACTTCAACTCTCTTCAAATGATTTTTGTGCTTCTTCTCTGGACGGATAATACTTACCACACCAATGATTAGTTTGTGTATCTGGATCATAGTAATCTACATAAGATAGCTTATTAACATAGCCTTGCTTTTCTTGTAATTCTATACTTTCCAGTCTATTTTTAAGCTCATATTTCATACAAGCGGATTTAAAGTTAAGAGCTTTAATTACAGCTTGTAATTCTGGTTCTTTAGGTAATAAGCCGTCACGCCAGTAATAACCTGTCCAAATTTCATACTGTTTCATTGTTGTTTTTATTAGTACCCCCACCAGGATTCGAACCCGGACCCGCTGGGTTAGAGCCAGCTGTGCTACCGTTACACGCATAGGGGAATATTAAGCGGGAGAGGAGAGATTCGAACTCTCAAACCCAAGAGCTTTGTTAACGACGACTTTAGGGTGCTTCCGTCAATCTACTGCCGTATACCATTCCGCCACTCTCCCGTGCCGGGGAATGTTTGTTGTCCGTCCCCGTCGGACCTTTTGGTATTAGAACCAAGATTTAATTCTTTGCCATAATGAAGGCTTACTTGCCTTCATTATTGCTTTATGAGCTTCATAAATATCTGCCCAAAATCTCTGTGCTCCTTGTGTAGCATCAATTGTAATATTTAGTTGCTTTTTCATATTTAGTTTCTTTTTATAACACTAAACGTGTTGTTTGTTTTTAGTTATTTATTGTTGTATTATTTAGCCAACTCATAAGGATTAACCTTAGCATCACCCTTAACTTTACCCATTGCCATTTGCTCAGCCTTAACCATTGTCTTAAGAGATTCTATACTTTTAATCACATTGCTAGTTGAAGCCATTCCTGCTAATAGGTCTTTGATCTTCTTTTCATCTAGAGCATCGTTAATAGATTCAATATACCATTGAGTAACAGAATCTAGTTTTCCTAGTTGGGCATCTAACATCTTAAGTATTCGAGTGTATTGAAACTCTTTATATTCAGCCTCACACACCTTAGCTAGTTCATCTAGTTCGTAGTCTGCATCATTAAATATCTGCTCTTTTAACTTCTTTTCTCTAGTAGAAACATCCATACTATCGTAATACGGACTATTGTACTTCCACATGAGTACTATATAAGTAATAATATCTTCTTGATACTTTTTATTTTTTGAAGTATCATTATTATATAGATTCTTAAAGGCTGGTATGAAATATAGATCTGGGTGAATTACTACTTTACCTCCTACTATATCTACTAGGTTCATTGTTTACTTTTTTCTAATTCTTGTTTGTACCATTCTCCTAGATCGTGTATAGCTGCTGGATCAGATATAACAACAACTTTTACTGTTGATTTATTATCTAACCAAGTAGTTGCAGTAAGAATGAATTCTCCAGCTTTAACGTCAATTACTTCATCTGTAGTAATAACTTGTCCATCTGAATCTGCTCTGTATATGTTACAGTTTATATTGGTAAGTTTTGGAGTAACAGCATTAGTATTTGTATTGAAACTTATTGCTTCTCCATAATTATTTACTAGTATCTTTTCCATTATTTTGTCCCTATAGGTTCACAATCACAGCAACATTTCTCATTATTTGCTGCTTCTCTTGCCTTTTTATCAGCTTCTAGTCTCGCAATTCTTCTACGATAATAGTCCTTCAATTCTGGGTTATCTATCACTATGAACTCTTTATCCTCATAATTACCAGTAGTACTATACATCTTAAGTATCATATCATATTGCTTTACTTCAATAGATTTCTTATTACCGTTCTTGTCAGTGATCTCCAAGATACCATCTTCTGGTATAATATAACGATAATCAATATCACTGAAGTAATCGATAACTTCAAATTCTTCTTTCTCAAAATCTACCTTATAGATAATGGAATTCTTTACTTTTGCACAATATTTTGTCATAATCAATAAATTCTATAACCTAAATACTATTCTTTAATTAATCTCTTCAATATTTCCTCTGCTCTCTACATTGGTACATTCGGGTTCACATACTCCTGATTCGTCTTGTACTTGTGTATTATCTGTTGAAAGTTCTGAATTTCCTGCTAAAGACTCTCTATTTTTATATTTCTCTTCATATTTTGCTGTCAAACGTTTGCATATATTATCTACTTCTGTAGCTCTATCTACTTCTGTATTATTCTTGCCTTGTTCTACTATAGAAGTAGTAAGTTCATCTATCATATCATTAGTAAAGTCTTCATAAGTAATAATTCCTTCTGTAATTACTTTATTAACTGCACTATACAGCTTTTTCATTTCTTTGGAAGCTAATTCTTTGTGTTGTTCAAAGTTATCTAATTCAATCTTCCACATCATCTGACTCTCTTCTATCGTCATATCTTTTCTTTGCTTTTATTAATGTTTTATCTATGCATCCAGCTATCCAACCAACTAAGTATGCATAAGGCTCATTAGATTCTGTAAAGTCTTGTGCATAACTTCCAGTAGCCTGAAATATATAATCTGCTGCATGTACAGCTTCGTGTGCTGAATCTCCTGCTACTACAAGTGGTAAATTCAATATTATTATTAATATACCATAATCACCACTTATCTTATTAACTACTGGACAAGTAACAAGTACTGCTGTACCATGATCCTTTTCGTCTAATAAATTATGGTAACTATCTTGATTCTCTAAATTAAAGTTATTAGTTCTCATAAACTTGAAAATTCTGTCTAATCCTTCTACTTCATCTGTTACCCATAATTTTCTAGGATACACTACAGGATCATACTCGTCTACTTTCGGCATCTTTCTCATATCTTTTCTTTATTTTAATCTTACCTAAGTAAGCAAACATTACTGATTTAGGATCTAGATTAGTTATTACTTGATTAGTAAACTTAAAAGGACTATTACAAATTACTTCAACTACTTGATATGGTATATTGTACTTATTACTTAGCTTAGTATATATACTCGTCTAATTTCTCATTATAGTTAATTTTACTATAGTATTTGCATTTATCAATACTATTACCAGATACCAAAGTATTAGGTCTAATCATGTTTATGATAGTAACTACTTCATCCCAATCTTTTGATGATCCTAATTTAAATGTCAATACGGCTAATTTTGAACTTTCTAGTTTGTTATATTTCTTAACCGGTTCATATATAACCATATTGTTTAATTTATCCGTAGTAAGTAGTTCAGTCTTTTGAGATATGATGGTATATCTGTTATATGGCAATTCTTTCTTCGTTAACTTACTCCACAGCTTGCGCATAATATTGTAATCTTTCCAGAATAATATTGAACCTGCATCAAGCATTAGTGATCTCATTTTCATCTTTATTTACTTTTAATATTATTGTGATCTGTACTCTATCGCCTATTATCTCTGGAATTAGAGCTTTATTCACGTATACTTCATCTTCTGCTCTACCTTTAATAAGTATACCCTAACTCTTGAATTTAGATATGTATCTACTTAGATTATCAGGAGTAATACCTAAAGTACGTTTAATATACTTTCTATTTTCAGCAGATATTACATTCTTGTTAATGTTAGGGAGCTTTGGAGTGTTAATATCAAGCTCTATAAAGCACGCTAACAACTCCAATTCCCTTTTTGTTAAATCAAGTATACCGTTTAAACTCTTTAAGAATTCCGTTAGTAATTCGGCTTTAGATACCGTTTTTACTAACTTATTCATTTTTCAGTGTATTCTTAATCTTAGTTAATACTTTATTGAGATTATAATAAACAGTTTCTGCTTCTACTTTAACACATGGTTGAATTTCACCTTCGCTATACTTATCTATTACTTCTTTGTAATCAGACTCATATTTATTAATCAAAGTATCAATCAGTTCTACTGTCTTATCAATAGTCTCATCTGCCTTATTATGCTGATCTTTATCAGTGGATAAGAAACCTTGTTCATAGATATCTTCTACGGTTCTTTCATCAAGCATAGCAACTCTAAATCCATTCTCGTTTTCTTCATCCATAGTAAAAGCATTAATATCTTTATCCCAAGTAAGAATATCACCAGCTTTAAAGAAGCTGTAATCTTTTGTAAATGTGTATTGCATAATAATTAATTATTTTTTATTTAATCCTCGTATGGATAACCATATCATAAATATGCTGAGGACTACTACTATTAAATGTTCCATACGACTTACTAAACGAATAGTACTAAATAATGTTAATAGCTTTTAACATTTGTTAACAATTAATTAACATATAAAAAGAAAGCCCGACCTAAGTCGAGCTCTCAATGCCTTTCAGCGGGTTAAAATTTATGTTGAACATATTACTTAACGGCAACAATGTCATAAGGTTTCACTAATTGCGTATCTTTTATTAAATCAAAATACATGGCAAACTTTTTATTATACGCGATAGTATCTCCTACTTTGTATTGAGCGTCTGTCATATTTGAAGGAATCTGTAGTACAATACCTGTAGCCCAATCAGATTCTACTTCTCTAGTTTCAGTCTTAGTATCATACTCATTGAAACCATCTTTGTCTACTTTACCATTAGGTATTTGTTCTGTAAACTCCTTAGTAACCGTAATAGCAGGAAGTGGTTTAACTAACACATCTTTTAACATATTCCACTTAATGCCATTAACTACTGTTTCTAGTACTTTATCTTCCATATTCTTTTTACTTAGTTTCTACTTATAACGTATTATTTGCTATTTGGTTCTGCCTTAACTAATATATTTCCTCCATTAGATGTACAAAACGTTATTGCTCTCTGTGGACACTTTTTATTTTCAAATTCACAACCTTCACAAGAACCTCCTCTTGCTGGTTCTATATAATAAGATATTCCAGCTATTTCAACCGGAGTACGATCTTTAATTATCTCTGCTAGTTCTGGATCGTATATTGTCATACCCAATTCCTCATTAATATTATAAATAATCATTTTACTTCTCTTAGTATATAACCTTGTATGCAGTACTGTGTTACTTCTTTAGTACATTTACCTTTACCTACTAAAGAACAACCACTACAACCTAATGTACTTCTTTCAGGTGCTAAGAAGTATCTCTTATTATCATAATTTATGTACTTACCTGAGTAAGCGATACTATTATTTATTTTATGCATATTATCAATATTATACTTTACTTAACTAATAATCTAAAGTAAGAGTAACTATTACATACTAACTATTAACTTACTGCTTTACTTTAGATATAGTATGTATTACTATCCCCCTTACCCCCATATAAACGGGGTTATCTCTCATTAGTTACCATCTGTTTAACAAAGTTTATAAAAGTTTAACAAATTTTAAGTAAAAAATATTAACAAATTATGGCTGCTTATATAAGTGATAGTAAAAATATTTTACAAAAAAATATGAAAAAATTTTTTATTACTAAAAAATATTAGGGGGTTAAATTTAGTAGAGAAGCTGTGCGTGCGTGGATCTGCAACAGAATCACTCCCCGATATATGGATACGGAGGAGATACCCCCACGTGTAACGCGTTGTTACGGTGGTTTAAGGTATCTAAAAATTAAAATGAAATGCCAAATTACAAGTATGTTAGATTATGACGTAGACAACGGTTTTAATGACGTTGATGTATGCTTTTTAATTACCGCTACACCAATCACAGCTAAAGAAGATGAAATTAGTGAAGAAGATTTGAACCGCCTAATATTAGAGGGTGGGGATATTAGCGAATTTGCTAATAAATCTAATATATCGCCCTTCCGCACTATTTTGTTTCCAAATTCTTCACAAATTGCAAACGCTTTTCTAAAACTAATTAAAACTAATGAGAAAAGAGAGGGAGAAGGCAAAAAGCCTATTTATCCTACTATTAACTTAGCTAGATTTGAGAAAGAAACACCCGAGCCGTATTTTAGAAGGTACGTGAATGATTCCGATGCGGGAGCAAAATCCGGTGATTGGATAATTGCGGAAAATGGAGATGAAACATTACCTAACGACCCTTTAAAGCGAAAAGTATTCCGTACGGTTTGGGTAACTTCTGTTTGTAAAACCGAAAACGGAATAGACATTCCTACGGAGAACGTAACCCGAAAAGCCGCTAGAGCTTATACAAACGGCTTAACGACAAACGCAGGTAACGGGAAAATGATTTGCCCGTGTGCTCAACAACTTAAACTAGAGGAAAAGAAAGCAGAAGCCAACAAACCAAAACAGAATGACCAAGAGGGAGGCGACACGCTTTTAACTAATGAGTTTGAGAGCAAAAGCGGAAATAGACGTAGTAAAAGACTAACACTATAATAGTGTTCATGAGGGCGTAAGCCCTCAGCTACGTTCACGCTCTGCAGCAATAGTTTAAGATAGTCAAATTATTTAAATATAAAGTCATGAATAAATTCTACGCAGTAGCTTTTTTCTATTCAGCACAAGAAATAGGTATTGATGCTGATGTAATAACAGAACCGTTTATATATCGTAATACGGCAGTATTTAATAATAAAACAGATCAATTAAACTGTTATGCGAATACGATGTGTCCTGCCTCTCAACTTTTAGAAGCCAATACAGAAAAGGAATTAAAGGAAAAAATTCGAAAATTACGTAATAATTTTAGAAATAACGAATGGTTAGAGAAAAATATCTATCCATATCTTTAATTAACGCATTTCATTTTGAAAACTCCATATTGGCAGGCTAGTCCGCGCCCTAAAAGGACATCGTGGCAATATTATGTATGCGTAGATAAATACATAATTACGGGCCGAACCGAGCTCACATCATGTACTATCTACGTAGTTGCTTATAAAGCATGATAAATAATAATATTAATCAATAATTTATTATAAAATGGAGAATACAAGAGTTACACTTTATGTTGGAATTGCTTATCATTTAATCTGCTCATTGTTTATAGGAGCAATTATAGGACAAACTAAAGATGTAGGAAATTTCGGAAAATATGCCTTCGCTTTAGGCATAGCAATAGGTATGTGGCATAGCATACTACTATGGTTGCGTTGTTTAGATGAAAAAGATTAACTAAAATTATGCAGTTATGACAGACAAAATAATTTGGTTAGATGGGCATGTAACAACAATCAGCAGCGAAGAAGCTTTCAGAAAACAATATGAGTTCGTAGATGAATATAGTAATGAATGGCGAATGAAAATAGGTGATTCTGAATTTGCTTGGCACGGCAATTGTTGGATGGAATTATAACTAATAAATTTTAAACAGCGTCCTACATTGTAGGTTTCGGTAAGGCTCCTCTGCCGAGTAATGCGTACAAGAGCTATAATAGACTCACAAAGAAAATGTATTTGTGAGTAAACAATGGTGAAACCACATTGCTTTAATTTGATTACTAATTAAAAAAACATTAAGCAATGAATTATTATCTCACACATTTCCTAATAATTTAGTTTCATTACCACCTTATATATTAATGTTAGCTTATAGAGATGCTTTAATTGATATACTAGATGAGAAATATGATAACATCAACTAATGATAATATTTCAAATTTTATTAATCATTGTAACAATAGTAATATTAATACTTACTATATACAATTGTGTAAAACTATGGGAGGAGATTAACAAATGACAGTACGAGTAGTAAAGCACAGAAGCGTATTAAGTACTATCAGTAATTTCCTATGTATACTTATTCTATGTGCAGTTATTGTTGCAGCTATTGTCGGTCCTTTTATAAAGGAAGATAAAGTTAAGATATATAACTTCGTAGAATTACAAATGCGGTTTAAGCATTATATGTTAATTGATAAGTTTCAAGAAGACGATCAATACATATTTTACTTAGTAAATCCAGTTACGAAACAAGAATATAAAGTAAATGTTACAGAAGCTTTATACTGTAATATATACTTTGTAGGTGATACTATTAAATAATTTATTAACAAAAAAATCATTATCAAAAATGAAAAAGAAAAGTTTTTATCTAACAGAAGCTGGTACAGGAAGACAAATTCTTGTTACTCCATGTAGCTTTGACTACGCAGTAACTCCTACTGAAAGTGAGGAAGATGATTATGATGATTCTTTCTATTACGGTAAAGAAATACCAGAAGAAACAAACTCAATAGTTTGTTTGTGTGGAGAAACATTCTACGTAACTGAGAAATTATCAGACATCGCTTATCAACTTGATAATATGGAGGATTAAAACATGGAAGATAACCAGTACCCAACTGTAAGAAAACCATCGAATAAATCTTTTTGGTGGATTATAGTAGCTATTGTAGTAATCATCGCTACTAATGTAATTGTTTTCGTAAAGCACGATTCAATTAACAAAGTTGTTGAGAGTAAAATCAATCAACAGAAAACAGAGCTAGTATGCTCAGATACTGCAAACGTAGAAAAACCTGTATTAACAATACAAGAAGTTCTAAGTTTTAGAGAAGACGTAAAAGAAGGTATGCGTATAGATAGTATATTTTTATCAATGCCTGAACCGATTCTAATAGATATTCTTATGACACATGGTACATCTTTGTCTAATAGTGACATAGTTTATATATATGAATCGAACAAATCGCATTATAATAGTATTAAAACCGGCGCAGACATTCAAAAGAATTTTATCAATAGTGTCTCTAAAAATGATTCCGTGAGGAATCCTCGAGATTCTCTAAAGCGTTAGAGAAGAAGTAATGTCTGGTAAACAGACCATATGCTAATTCGACTTTAATAAATGTATATTAAACAGATTTGGTTAGCCTGCTTGTGAAAGTAGGCTAGTCTTCAGAAGATGACAAGCCTGTGGGGCGTAAATAGATATGTCTTGTCAAAAGAATTAGGCCTACATAATTCGATTGAGCCCAAGGTGTAGGAACATATCTATGATCGTGCGGACGTAAAAATCAGGTAGGTTGATAAGAATAGATTAATAGTGTCTGTTCTGCTATTCCTTAATTATATGTCACGGTAATTTAAAATAAGTGAGTACTATTTTTTATATTGTAAACTATCTGACGTTAACAAATGTACAAAATCGTTCTGTCTTATAGCACTGTAAGACCTATATACGCTAAAAATTCTACTGTAGTGCTGCAGTAGACGTCGTCAAAATTATTAACTAACAATTAAAGCTTATGTAACAAAAATGAAAAGGAATCCAAAACGGTATGTCACGACCGTAACACAAAACAGTGACCATTTTCTAGCTATCCTTTTAGGATTGAAATCTATACTTGGGATGTCATTAGCTGAAGCTAAACCTATAGCTAAAACAAAACCAGGTACGAAGGTATATTTAGTACCTTATTTTGAGATTAAATCAGACTTATCTACTGATGAAATAATAGCCCAGTTAGATGAGTATGAAATAGAAGTAACAATAATTAATCAATAATTATCATGGAAGCAATAGTAATTGTATTTTCAGGCGAATATTTGCCAAATCAACAAGAAGTTGTAGTAGATAAAATAGCAAGAGCTATTCAGCAACACACTACAGCTGAAGGAGTCGATTCTTTAAGTATATCTATTATTGATAACGAAAGTATAGCTAAGATTTTAGCAATGCAAAGTATCAAGAAAGAGAGCGTTAAAGTTACGCTCAGTAGTCTTCTAAATGATTTCTGCAGCAAAATTATTAGTGTAGTAGGAGATCCTACAAATTTCAGCAATGAAAGCACTTATAAAGTAGAATTTGCAAAAAGAATTCTAAACGATGCAGAACTCCGGCAGCATAATACAGATGTATTAAAGTACTTAATCACTGCAAATAAAATACATCCTGTATACAAAAACATTTTAAATGATTATCACCTTTCAAATATACCTATGTACTTGAAAGAGATTAATACTATTTTAAACTTGTTTTAATTATGGCTGATAAGGAGAAAGAAGTAAAGAAAGCGGATTATAAAAAGCGTCCAAAACACAAGAAAATGGAACCCTATAATCGTAAAAAGCATGGAAATAAGTAAAGAACATCCATACGAAGATGCTTGTAAAGTATTAGGTCTTCGTCCTGTAGCTAATTATAAAAGCTACAAATTAACAGATGAAACTAGAAATTTCATCAAGTTAGAAACTATTGCAAAAGCTTTAAATAAAGGTTGGAAACCCGACTTAACAGATCCGAAAGAAATAAGATATAGTGTATGGGGTTGGAGCTATACAGACAATAGGAAACCTTTAGGTATACTCATTCCGTCTTCTAGCAATGGGCCGGGTTCTGGCAATGCTAATATCGGTACTTCTTTAGAATTCAAAGATAAAGATACAGCAAAAGAATTTGCAAGAGTATGTAAACCTATGATTGTCAAACATTTATTTGGTCGAGATGATCATGAAAACTTCGAACTTAATTTCTAACGATTGCCCTACACAAGATAATATTATCAACTGTAGTGAATGTGATCTTGAGTGTAAACTCAGAATGGCAACGAACAACAAGCAAGAGGTTCCGCCAGAGCCTCTGCCCGCTGTTATATATTACTAATTAAATTGTTAGTATGGTGGATTCCAATCAGCCCAAAGAACTGCAAATATACCAAAACCCTAATACATATAAAATGTAACGGCTATTCAACGGCAATCTATAGATCTATAGATAAAGGGAGAGAAGGATAGGGGTTATCTGTGAAATAAGAGATACGAATACACAGAGCAGTTCTTTTAACTATTAAAACTATGAATAATGGTAGAATAACTATAGTTATAAAACCTACTAATGATTCATATAATAGAATACGAGCTATTAAATACTTTGGTCAGTATGACTATGTAACTGCTCGAAATATACATGAATCATTAGAGTTTAAATCAATTAAAATACAAATGAAAAAGTATATGCGTATAACAATACTCTATTGTGTTATTAATTACTTTAAGAACTGCAATTTCATAGAGATTTTATAACTAATTTTTTATTAAATAAATATCAAGTTTATGGCTAAAAAAGAAAGAAAAGCATTAGCTTTTGTACGTAGAACTTCTGGAAGTAAAGAGGTCCTATACGCTGTTGCCGGAATGCCAGAAAGAACCAATGGTCCAAAAGAAACAGCACATTACATTTTGTTTAGTGGAAATAAAAACGAACGCTACAAAATGAAGATTAATTCCTATGATCGAGTAAAGGGAGAAATCACTAATGTAAAACCTAACTTTGAAAAAAGTAGAAGGTAAATTACTTGATGAAATGTACTCTAAGTGCTGCTCAGCATTTAAAGAACAATTTCCTAAGTAAGCATTAATTATCTGTAAAAACTCAGAGATTAATTAACATAGTATCAACTTTAAAAACATTATCACAATGGCAGAAGAAAAAGACAAAAAGGTAGATTTACTAAACATCAATGAAGAGAACATTGAAGAAGTAATTAACAGTGGAGCAGAAGTAACGAAAGAAATTGCTGAAGCATCTGCTAAGAAGATCGCAGAAAAGCGTAAGGAAGAAATGACTGAACGCTTAGTTAATGCAACTTTGAAGAGTGAATACACTCGTAAATCTTCATATCTAAGCATGAAGAAGACAAAGAAAGAGATGGAGATCAAAAAGAATTACTTGAAGAAGTTCTCAGAAAAAGATGACAAACTTCGTAACGGAGGCATTTCCCTGGAAGACTACGAAAAGGAATGTAAGCAGATCTACAAAGATGCTAACAATCTTATTCGTGAAGTCGGCGAATGGTATGATTCACAGCTTGATAAGCTGTTAAATCAGTACCCGGAAGCTCGTTACAGTTGGAGATACGACTCATTTAAGTTGTAATTCCACGCATCGTCCACCTAAAGTACTCTAGCAGTAGCAATACTGACTACATAGTCTAAGGCTTAAGTTAATTACTGATTTGACAACGCGAGGTTCGTACTTATCACTTAGTAAACTTAAGTTGTGAATTAACACATATACAAGCAAGTGTAAGGCATAGTAATATGACCGATGCCGAAGTAGGACAGTATGACAACGTGCCACTGATCATGTGCCTAAGATCATGAGGATGTATATATAAATTGCGCAATATATAAGTACAAATTCTATACTCTTTGAGTATATTATGCAATAGCATTCTTATGATATCAAAATCGGCATTTGGAATTGTGCGATGCTAGACATCATGCCGTATAGAGGCTAAGGTATTCTATACTTCCAAGATAAGTTATCAAAGCATTAAAAATAATTTAAAAGACCAAAGGCTATGTAGGTTTGGTCACCTACATAGCCACTAACGGTATCGTCCAATTTAGAACTTGCAATTATATAATTACTATATACTATGATATCTAAATATATAGAAAATGTATTATATTGTTTGAGTCTAATATAGAACAGCGCAATTCTGAAAGGACATCCTACGTGGAGTAGGAAGATGGCGTGAAAATCGCCTGCCGTAAAATATTAAGAAATTGACTATTAGGTCTATGAATCAGTTGTAAGACGAGGGTTCGACTCCCTCATGCTCCACAAAGTGCTAAAGGATGTGGGTGAGACTCCCTTAAGTGCTCGCGAGATAGTAATTGCTTGAGCTGCCTGATAACAACTAGAATAATTTAGAAGCTTCGTTCTAGTTGGCACTTATTTAATAAGGGGCATTATGGTTTTGATTGCAACAATGTGAAGTAGAATAGGTCAATAATGCGAATAACTGGCAATACAAGTTATGTAATGGATTATACGTGCCTAGTGGCGTGAGATAATCCAAACGGCTAAGCTAAATGTCGTAAAAAGCCCGGTTGTAACTAGCCGGTAGTTAAGTCTACTTTAAAAATTAGTGAGGTTATGCATATCAGGCTAGATCAGACGTAAGAGCTGTAGAGGGTTCGACTCCCTCTAATGCTACAATTAAATTAAGTTTAATCAATAAATTAATTTGAAATGGGATTAATGAATTTTATTAGGCAAAATCTTCCAGAATCATGGGAGAAGGCTGCAACTGAACTTCGAATGAAAAATGAATTAGTCATTCGTCTTCATGCCAATGTACCACGTATTTATAAAAATAAATACCATTACAAAGAAGGCATGCGTTATATTAGGTCTGTATTTCGGACATCTGCGGATAAACTTATTTACTACGTAGAAGCAACAGATATCGACGTAGATAAATGGAATAAACTTGCTAACAAAATTAAAGAAAAAGAATATCAATGCGCGTAGTACCTTGGTGGGTTTGGTTTGATTCCAAATCAGAAGAAAGAGAGTTCAAGAAAACATTGAATAACTCTCAAACAGATATTGAAGCAATAGGTAATATCATAGAAAAATATCCTAATCTTACTATGGACCAAGCTTCAGGTTTAGTAGAGAACTTCAAAAAAGAAATTAATAAAAATCATGAAAATAAATGAGCCTGGTGTTTATCAAATTGTAGGAAGTGAAATTGAACTTCTTGCGATAGTAGTAGGAGAAAAGCCTTATTTAAGGATAACTTCTGCAATTATTATGAACAGTGCGTATCAAGATGCTAAGTTCAAGAAAGTAAAGGAGGAATCTTTTGAGATACAACATATATATAATCATCCTGATGAATATGTATATTTCCCTTATGAAGGTTCTGAAGTATGTCAACTACCGGTTAAAGATCGTTCAACTCGTAGTTGTAAGATGCCTATCATTACTGATGATATGTATAACGAATTTGAAAGAAGATATATTAGTGATACTTCTATTCCAGGTCGTGGTGCATTAAACACTAAGATTTATATTATGGATAGAACTGGTTGGACTGCTGCACAAGCACAATTAGTTATTTGTAAAATCGCTAAGAAGGTTAAAAACATAGTTATTAACCTAAAAGAAGAATATCAATGGTAACCTGTTTATCTAACAAAGTATATACTCCATGGGGTAAACAGTATAGTTCAATGAACTGGAGAGAAGATTGGAACATATTTATAAGACTAGCTGAAAAAGAAGTAACATCTAAGTCTTTTAAAGAAACAAAATCCATTAATCATATCATTTATTGGTTTGATACAGAAATACTCCAGAAAATACACGTAGATAAGAAAGTAACACTAGATGTTCGCATTCGAATAGTATGTGGTATGGTAAATAAAATTTCATATCAAACTATGTCACGTGAACTAAAACAAAACTTCATGGAATGTATTTGGGATGCTTATCAAAAGTTCTCAAAAGACTATATAGATTATCACTGTAGATACATTTTAGGGTTACCATTTTAAGGGTATAGGGCCTTGATCGGCCCTATACTCACACATAAAAGCCCGTAACCATGACAGATATAGAAAAACAACAAGTTTTCGATCTGATCAAACAGGCGAAAGAAGGCAAACAATCTGCCTTCACAAAGCTTTATGAAAAATTTAGTAGAGTTATTTATAATACAATCTATTACATTGTAAATAACAAAGATGTAGCAGATGATTTATTATCTGTTACTTTTACTAAAGCTTTCAGTAAGCTAGATAGCTATGTTAACAACATTTCATTTGAAATGTGGCTAAAAACAATAGCAATCAATAGTAGTATAGATTATATTCGACATACTAAAAAGGAAAAAGCGAACTATTGGATTGACGACGATGCCAACTTTCTGCAGTTGAATGATTCGGCCAGTTATTCACCTGAAGAAGATTTTATCTTCGCAGAAAAAAGTGTAAGTCTAGAAAATGCCTTGTCGCGGCTTCGTTGGAAGTATAGAAATATAATTGAGCTGCGCTCAATGCAGAATCTGTCTTACAAACAGATATCTGAACAACTTGGACTCTCAGAGTCGCAGGTTAAATCTCGGCTTAACAAAGCAAGGGAAAAATTAAAAGAGTTATTAACAGATTAAATTTACTAATTATGACAGCAACATGGATTTTAGTATTACTCTTTATTGGAGCAATTACTGCGCGTTTCTTACGCTCAACTAAAATGTGGTGGATTCTTTTATCCACTATTATGGCTGGTCTATTAGTAGGTATGTTGAGTAAAGAAGCTGTAAATCATTTCTCTAAGAATGATGATATGGCTTCTATTACTCAGCCAATTAGCACCGTAGATAACATGAATATGGAGTGCACGTTACCAGTAGTTTTCGTGACAGAAACTACAAGCCAGTCAGGAGTAACGAGTTACATTGCATATTCAGATGAACTGTTATCAGACGCACTAGTTGGTAATCATGCTACTAAGGGAAGAGACTCGCCAGATTATGAGGATGATAGTTGAACCTCTATAAATATCCTATCAAAAAAATTCACCTAGTATTTAACAATTTAAAACATTATCAAAGATGCCTAAGAAAAACAAAGTAGCTCAAGCAGCTGCAAGTACAGCAGCAAAACCTGCTGAAACAGCTAAAGCAGAAAATACTGCTAAAGTAACAACTGAGAAAGATAACAAGAGTAACGTAACTGCAGATAAACCGGCTTCTACTCAGACTAAAACTGAGAAGAAACAGGATTCTAAGGCTAAAACAGACAAGCAGTCCACCCAAAAAGAGACTGTACAGCCAAAACCTAAGAAAGATAAAACTCCTGTAGTTATTGCTGAAGAAGTAGATGAAACTAAGACTCTAGGAAATAAGATAGGTGTTCCTATCTCTAGTACCAGCATAGAGGCTATTAAACGTTCTTCTACTGATGCTAAAGCACAGTTAGTAACTTACGGTTACAACCGCTTTATCAATAACGAAAAGTTCAAAGAAGAATGTCCGGAAGCTTGGAAGAATACAGCACAGGTATGTGATGTAGTATGGCTTCTTGCTATGGTAGATATTCGTAATGAAGTCGCAGCTTTAAAAGCTGGTGGTCAAGTAGTTGCGAAAATACCTGAAGACCAGCTTATGCCTTTGAACGAAGTAGCAGAAATGCTTGGTATTACTCTTGCTACACCAAAAGCCCTTATAGGACCTAATGGTGAAAAGCAACTTGCTATTGACTTCAACAGTCCTGAAACTCATATTCCAGAAGCACTTAACGAAGGTACAAAACCAGTAGGAACTGTAAAGGATCCTGAACTGGATTATGATAAAGTTGGATCAGATCATACTATGATTTGTGAAGCTTTGGACCATATGTTGCATGTTGATCGCAACTTAGTTATTTCCCTTGTAAAAACAATCGAATGGTATCAAGGATTGTGTATGCACAACGCCACATCTGCAGACGAAAAGATTGCAATCGACAGCAAACCTGTAAACGAATGGATTGAAGAAATCTTCGGACTTGTTCCGCCTACTGGTTTGTTGAAAGGACTTGGACGCTCAGTATATTTATATACTAAGAAAGAAGGTTCTCCGATTTCTGCACATTGTTTGCTGCGTGGTCAATTACCGAACTGGTCAGATGATGACATAGCTCGCGTATTGAAAGTGCTTATCCAAGAAAACTTCCGTTACAGCCTCGAAGATAAGGTTGATGCAAACGGAAATGTGATTCAGACAGTTAAACCTTCTCCGACAGAGGATAAGGCTATCCAATCTGTAATCGGTAATCTTGGTGTACAATATGTAGATCAGTTGATGAATGATCTCTCTTTGGCTGTTCCTGAAAATGCTACAGATGAACAATTAGCAGAGATTAACGATAAACGTAAAGCTGCTCGCAAGATTATTAGTCTTGTACGTGCTAACATTTATCCGGGTAAGATCCCTAATACAGAGCAATTACGCTTTGCAGTAGGTAAGATTATTAATACCTATCGTCAACCAATGGATAAATTACCTGAATTTGAAGGTGATTATCCGAAGTTAGTGGGAGAATATCCTGCTCCGGCTCCTGAAGAAGATAAAAAAGAGTCAGTTAAAAAAAAAGCTGAGTCTGACTTCTAAGTGGAATATTGTACAACATCTGAAAAAACTATTCTCTAATTCGTAATCAATATGAATGGAAGAATCATGTCAATTGCTATTTTATTTGGTGCTAGCGTACTCGTTGGCTATAATTTAATAGGTACAATTGAACCAGTCCAGGCACAGCAGCCTGTAGTACCTTCATACTTAGAGTTAATGTCTATGATGCATTCTAATTCTAAGAAAGAAGAATTGTCTGTGAGTAAAGTAGATACTATTACAGTAAGCTACGATGTAAACACTCAAGAAGTATCTGTAAAAGGAACAACAGACGCAATTGTGAATGTAACAACGACAGGTGAATTAAAACCTGTTGTTAAGTGGAGAACAAGAGTAAAAGAAGTAAATACAGGATTTCCAAAGGTACGTAGTATAGCTAACTTACCAGAGGATGTAAAGCCACTTTCTCCTTTTACTAAAGCTAATGTGAATGAATAAGAGAAACCTTATTATGCTTAATAGTATGATACGTCTATCCCGTATCTTACGAAATTGCAAAGATGCAAGGCGTAATTTAGATTTAGTGATAGATCAAACCAGCTACTTTATCGTAGCTGGTGAGGTTTCTAATATGATACAAGTACAAGCACAAGCTAGTACTAGTAACGTCTTATTCGTTGAGCAGTACTTACGCTCGTCTGTAAGTAAGATTTGTATTAGTTTGGATGGTTTTGATCCAGGAAAAATGGATCCAATTGATTATATCAGTAGTAGTGATATAAGAGATGGCATAGTAGATATATGCAGAGGTAAGAAAATAGTTGCAAATATTAACTTATCTTCTGGAGAAATAATTCCTTTATCACCAGAACTAGAAAGTACAGGAGAAGATAAATCCTCAGCGGAAAAAAGTTAATGATAATAACCGCTTTATAAATACTATAATTATATCATAGTTCGAGAGGAGTAAAACTATAGCGTCAATCACTCCGGTAGAGTACATAGCAGTATCTAAAATAAGATAACACGCGCTACGTCAGGGAGTTTGTGTTCATTTACGCATAGCCCGAAAAAGACAGAATCCGAGAATATGTATACCGCTATCACGGTTGAGATAACAAAAAGTAGGATAATAACTTATATAACTGAAAACTATATAAGAAAGAAGGAGAGAGTGAGTAACCTTCGTATTAGTAATGAGAACCGTCTGGTGATTATTCAATATAAAGACTCATAGTTTAAGAGAAGACACACTGAACTATAAACAACTCAAAAGGAACGAAATCCTAATATCCGTATGCACTATCAAGATGTGACTCAAAAAGGGATATAAACACGATGATGAAATAAGGACAATACGGTTCTTAGGCTAATCCCTTTGGAAAGGAACGCCAAAATTATTTAAAGACTGACTAACGTCTCAGCGGGCTCCAACCTCGCTTAACAAAAGCGCAATTATGCGTCCTGAATGGAAAAATAAGCTAACTCTAGTGTTTTTACGATAATTGGTTCGTAATATAAAGGGAGGTAAATACTGATACTAATGTAAGGATAACCGTGTTATGGTACATACTTATACAAAGTAAGGATATGAAAGCTGGACATGCAATGATCCGGGGAGTGATGCTACGCAGATCTATGATCCGATTGATTACCAGGGAGCAGGAGCCAATCCTGTGCGCTACCGTAACTAGCGTGCTGCAAAAGAACTTACGTATAAGGAATGAGGTATATGAGATTGATACCGTCTTTCAAGTCTAAAGTGACTCACGTGCTTAGTCGTTCGTGTGAGTATAATTGAATGATGAATGACTGAACCCAGAGTGTTCAAGCGGTTTGAGGGCGCAATAACCCTGATTCTAGTTGTCACATACCTTTAGCAAGTATGATTATGGCATAAAATGTTAATTGAGGAGAAACTTACACTCCTACTAAAAAATAGCAGAGCTTATACCTTTTAAGATATGTAAAGGTGCATTAGTAGATTATCACGCTCACTCCAGAGTAGGAGATATTGCTAATGGTCAAGAAAAACTAAATTAATCAAGTAAAATTTTGAGTTGCTATGAAGTTAGAATCTCATAACCATATATAAAGTGTTTAGTAATAGATGATATTACTTTACTTAGTTGAAAGATTAATGCTGAGGAAGCCAGCCTAGTTAAATGTGCTTTCAATTGTTTAACAAGATCCTTAATACTCGGCTGTGTATTAAGCTAACTGGGAAGTTCAATGATAGTACAGAGATAGCAAACTACTGTTGTAAAGTAGTCAGATAAGGAGTACGAGTCACCCCGACTGCCAACCGTTATCGCTGACAATGACACTCCTAAAATACTTATCGCAAATAAGTATGTAAAGAGAACGCTGATTCGTTAATAACCTGCACTCCATTCACCCTGTCTCGGTAGAATAAAGGGAGTAGTACACTTAATAGCAATAGCAATTAAGCATGCAAGGAGACGATGATAGGTGGAAATCCTAGTATTCGCGCAGTATAAACAAAAAATCCTGGAAATGGTCAAGTGGGTCATGCTATAAGCAATGAGCTTGTGAGTTGGTAACGTTAGATAAACGACCTTCAATCGCATAGATTGTCGTAATCCGGAAATACTAATAGGCTGAAAAGATGCCATTGACTTAGTTTTTTATATTGCATCTAATCGCATTATAAAATAACGGTGAGAGGTGCGTTAAACATCGAAAAAGTTGAATTTTAACCGTCGAAATGGGACGATAAACATGTCAGTATTTGTCATATTTTTCAGAGATTTTATCAGAAGATATTTTCAAATAAATTAGCATTTATTCTATTAAAACTTAGTAGATTATGTGATTGAATTCACCATTACTATTATATTGTAATGCTATAAATAATCGAACAGTAGAGAGCATTAAAATTATTATTAACTTAAAATAAAAATGATCCGTATTGGTATATCAAGTACGGAATCAAGAAGGGAACTTTTTTATGGATAATTTAAATCGGAATAGCGGTCCGTGTACAAGTACAGTAGCTGCTCAGATTATGGCGCAGAACCGGCAACTTGCTCAGAAGTATTACGGTCCATTGTTTGGTAAACAAATCTTTACTATTGTAGCTGTAAATCCGGATCCAAAGTGGAAGGAAAACACTATAAATGGTATCAATGACTTCCGTTTCGAAATCAAAGGTTATATCATCAAAGCAATTGATGTTATGAGCGTTTGCATTGTACCGAAAGACTTGGATCAACGGCCGAAGATTGGTATCAACGTTGGCATCGAAGGTGTTGAACCGATGATGTTTGAAATTGCTGAGCCGGATTTCAGTAAAGCAACTCGTGAAGCTGTTACTGAAGCTATTGAACGACTTGGTAAGCCCGGTAGCAAACCGATGTTCTTCTCTGCAGAAGATTTGCCAAATCTTGACAAATTAGTAGAGGTTGCCAACGCCGGTAGTATTGCTGCTTATGAAGACATGGCACGTAAGTGCATGAATTTGTCTAAGACAGTACGTGGCTATAGTGAAAGTAACCGACGGATCTACACTAACTATATGCGTGAGTGTGGTATAAACTCTAGTGAAATTGAAGTAAATGTTCACATTGAAAAAACTGAGTAACAGATATGAACGGAAAATTATCACCTTCTCGGGTTGATATTTTACGTATGCTAATTATTTATGAACCTGCAATATTAGCAAAAGTTAAGATTTTGAACGGAAAATCTAACGAACGTCCTAAAACAGTTGAAGTAATGGAGAATGGACAGGTTATCCTTTACTATGGCTCAGGACCTAAATGGTTGCAAAAGTTCTTTAATGCTTATGGACTGGTAAGCATTACCGATATTGCTATCGAATTAGCAGACACTATGTCTGGTACTGGAGAAGCTAGAAACGAAGAAGCTTTCTATGGCATAATGAGTGCTGTACTTAAGGAAGCAAAAGATAATAAGGATCTTGATTGCATTGTAGATATTTTATTTGATAGTGTAAGAAATAGTTCGAACGGAGAGCTACATTCTAAATATATTAATGAAAAATATTTACAGAAATATGTAAAAGAGAAAAAAGTACGCGACCGCTCTGTAGGTATTTCTGAGACCGGAAATGAAACTTATATCGGTATTAGAACCAGTGATGGACGGATTCTTCCGTGCTATTTTGGTAAAGAGATAAAAATCGTTAATCGTGAATTATAGTGCTGAATTGGGCACTTCACTTTAACATCTATTTTATAGTACTGAATGGGGTACTATCATAAAATAGAGACTACTGAACGGGGTAGTTCTCTATTATACAACATGTATTAGCTTAGTTGATTAGAGCGCTCGTATGAGAGACGGCAGTTTGAGTCTGTCATACATGACTAACTAGTAGACGTAATTTGGTCGAGTATTAACTTAAAACAAATCACTTGAATATGAAATCAATTACATCTATATATGCAAAAGAACGTATTAAATCACTTAGTAATGATATAACTAAGTATTGGACGATCATTAAAAATGAGAATATTATTCCAAAAGAAGCAACGCGTAATTATGATCTTAAGACTATGATTACAAAGATACAAGAGATGGCTGAAGAACGTCTTTTAATGAAATTGTATCTACAGTGTATTAATATGGGATATAAGAAATTCTCAGAACTATCGAAAGATAACAATTACATTACAATATTCACACTTTCAGAGAAAAACGAACAATTGTTTCACTTAAGTAAAATTAAAACTATTGATCCAAAACTAAAACGTGCGAAAGGTAAAAAAGCATTAAAATATACAGAAGAACTTACTTCTACATATATTGCAAATCTAAAGAATAAGCTACAACTTGAAATTAATAAGTTAGACAAGGATCTAACTGATTTCAATGAAAGTGCAGAACTTGATATTGAATCTGCACCAATTAGCTTAGCAGCTTAATTAACGTGAGCCTTCGGGCTCACTAGTTATTAATTTCTAAATTATCAAAAATTATGAAAAAGAATTTATCAGGTAAACATAAAGACCACAAAGGAAAGAAGTTATCGAAAACTAACCGTTCTAAATTACGTAGATCTAAGAAAGTAGAAGTAGTATTTAGAAGACCGGGTCCATCTCCTTACATTACAAAAGACGAGAATGGGAAAGTAACAATAACTAACATAGTTGGTAAAGTTAAGCAGAAGAGTTATACTACAAAAGTAGGAAAAAACTCTCGCCAAGAAAATAAAACAGCTAAACAAGCTAAAAAAGATCGTGTTAAACAGATCTTAGCTAGTATTGGGTTTGAACCCACTGTTCATTATACGAGAAAAGAAAAGAAGAAATTTACTCGTATTATAAAGAAACAGCTGTTTGTTCAACCAAAAGAAGTTACTCTTACTAAAGCAGATATCAAAGCTAGAATTGCAGTTGAAAAACAACAAAAGAAGGAAGTATTCGAAAGTAGACGTTATATGTCTCCATTCGGTAAGAAAAACATTCAGAAAGGATTTGTAGCCTCTGAACTTGCGGTAAAAGAACCAAAAGAGCAACGAACCTTCAAATATACAATTCAAAGGAGAAGCGATGATAATCCGCTAAAAGATGTAGATTTCCTTACCGATTATTTCGATGCAGAAACTAGGGAAGAAGCTAAGAAAAAAGCATCTGAAATAGCAAAAAAGAAATACTTTAAGGATGAAAAATTTACAGGTATTCGTATAACAGATAGTAAAGATAATAATATTATTTGCTATCCAAAATCAACGCTGCTTGCAGCATAAGTTTAACTATTAATATTATCAAGATATGAAAATAGATAAAAACAGAAAAGAAGAGTATAAAATCGCACGTAGTAAAGAAAGAGTTAACTTGAGAAATCTTTGGAAACAAAGCAGAAAAAGCTTACAAGGTTGTAAGATGATAGTTCCTGCAGAAGAAGTAAAAGCTCGTGAAAAATTAGGAAAGAAACCTATAACTCCTAAGAAATGGAAAGAAGAAAGAAATGCAAAAATTCGTGAAGCTCAACAGTTATCTGCAAATAGTAATACTATTTCTAAGGATTTCTATTGCAATGAATTGAAAGAGCGCAGGAAAGCAAAGAAAGAACGTAAGAAAACTCTTATACTTAAAGCAAAAGAAGCTATGCTTACTAATGCTGTTAAACATGAATTAAATCAAAAAAATACAGAAGCTATTAAGCATATTATTATGCTTACATCTAAGCTTAATAAAGCCACAGCTAAAAAGCAAAGTAAAGAAGACAAGGCTAAGTATAAAGCTTCCCTTGTAGAGTTTAAAGCTAAATATGTTCGTACATATAAAGTTGGAAACACAAATAATCCTATAAAAGGAACTAGTAGTCATAAAAAGAATAGAGGTTTTGCACATAAAAGTACTGCAAAATATACTCTATAAGACAGACTAAACAAGCTGCTTAAGCAGTTTATGAATTTCCTAGTAGCTCAATGGTAGAGTCGCCCTGTAATTCGTATATATTGATGTAATATTCGTATTACTAAATATTCGTATATGTTAAGGAAGGTTATCGGTTCAAATCCGATCTAGGAAACAAACTAACATTATTAATTATGATTATACGAGATAAGATTGTTTATGTATATGATATTGAGGTATTCCCCAATGTTTTTCATTGTACTGTAAAAAATACAGAAACAGGAGAGTTACATAAATTTGAAATATCTTGCAGAAAAAATCAATTAGATGAACTAGTTGAATTCTTTCATACTGTTAATACAGACTATACTTTTGGAGATCTATATACTACAAAGATTCAGTTAAATACTGATAAACTATTTTGTGGTTATAATAATCTTCATTATGATAATCCTATTATAAACTATATAATAGATTATTATATTGTAATGAAATATAAAGGATATAGAGATATTTGTAGATCTATATTCAATTTAAGTAAAATAATTACTACTTCAAGTGAAGATGATATCAAAGCTTGGAGTAAATGGAAGTATATGATCTGTTTTGATTCATTTGATATTCTTACTATGCTTTATAGTAATAAGTTAAGAGTAAGTTTGAAAGAAATTCAAGTAACAATGCAGTATAAAAATGTACAAGAATTTGTTACAGATTGGCAGGCAGATTTACCTGAAAATCAAATAGATTCAATGATTGAATATAATATTAATGATGTTAATTCTACTGAAGAGTTACTCAATAGATGTAAAAAAGACGTAGATCTAAGGTTAGCTATTGAAGATGAATATGGAGTAAGAGTACTTAGTAAAGATGGAGTAAATATTGGAATGAAGATTTTAACTCAGAAATATCTAGAAAAAACAGGTTTAACCTGGTATGATATTAAAGATTTAAGATCTCCAATGGATGTAATACCTTTAAGTAAGGTAATACTACCGTTTATTAAGTATGATAGTCCTATACTTCAAAAGGTACTAGATGATATGAAAAATCAAATAGTATCTCCAGGAAGAAAAGGATATGAAAATAAATTCGTATTTGAAGGATTAAGATACTCTGTAGGAGTTGGAGGGATTCATTCAGTAAATGATCCTGAAATAGTTATACCAAAAGAAGACGAAATGCTCATTGATATAGATGTTGCATCACTATATCCAAGTATGCTAATAGAATATGGATTCTATCCTAAACATTTAGGTCCTGAATTTCTAGAAGTATATAAACAAATTAAAGATGAGCGTATTGAAGCTAAACATAATGGCAATAAGGTTAAAAATGAAACCTTAAAGCTTGCTCTCAATGGATTATCAGGTAACTTACAGAATCCACATAATTTCTGTTATAGTCCATTTGCGGTAATGCAAATACGTATAAATGGACAGTTACTATTACTAATGCTAGCTGAAAAACTAACTCAATTAGGATGCCGAATCGTCCAAGCTAATACAGATGGTTTATTTGTATTACTTAAAAAATCTGTATATAATAATTTAAACAAAGTATGCAGAAATTGGGAACAACTTACTAAACTTACTTTAGAAGAAGATCGTTTTAAAGCTATGTATCAATATGCTATAAATGACTATTTTGCTATTACTGAAGATAATAAAGTAAAAGAAAAAGGTATGTTTATTACTACTGTGAAATTAGGGAAAGGTCTAACTCCGAAGATCATACCGAAAGCAGTAATAAACTTTTTTAAGAACGGAGTACCAGTAGAAGAAACTATAAAAGGTTGTCAAGATATTAGAGATTTTTTGATGTCTGAAAAGACTGGTAAACAATGGCATGTTGAGTATAATAATGAAGAACAACAAAGAACTAATCGTTTCTATGCAAGTACTAATGGTGCCTATTTATGGAAATGGAAACCAACAGGACACAGAGAAGGTGAAATTATAGAATATGATGAACCATATGTAGGTAAAAAGATATTTGTTGCAAAAGAAAAACAGTATCAGAATATGCTTACTGCATCTGGTGTTACTTTATTAAATTACTTAGATGATAAACCAATTGAAGAGAGAAAGATTAATTATAGGTATTACATTATGGAAGCCTATAAGATAATCCGCGAATTAAAACCATTACAAATGAGCCTATGGGATTAACAGAGGCTTTATCAGATAATTTCAGAAACCGTAAGCTCATATAATATATGAGACTATGATTTTAGAAATAGACACCGCAATCCTTGATAGGATTGAAAACTTATCTATAAATCAATTAGTATTTCTAACTCTAGTATTGAATGATATCAAAAACATCAATCAAGACATTCAGAAACTTCTCAGCCTAGTTAATGAAGAAGAAATACAAGAGTTAGAATCTCGTGGTTTAATCACTACCAGCACTGTAGATGATACCACAGTCATAAAGAAAACAGAAAAACTAGAAAAACTTCTTAAAGAAGATAAAACTATGTTTGATGAATTTTATGACCTATTTCCAGTTTATGTTATAAGACCTGATGGAACTAAAGGTTTCTTAAGGGCAAATGTGAACAAATGTAGGAAAGAATATAACCGTATAGTTGGCAAAAGTAAAGCTATGCATCAGCATATAATGAATTGTCTATCGTTTGAAATAGATAATAAAATGTTAACTGGAAAAATAGGTTATATGAAAACTATGTGGAAATGGCTCACTCAACATGAGTGGGAAACTTACGAGGAACAAATGAAAGTAGAAGAACCAATAATTAGTAATAGTTATGGAACAGAACTTCTCTAATACCCTTACTTTCCGTCATATATCAACTGCAACAACAGAAGCAGTAGAATATATTAAGCAAAGAAAGAATCATACGATTCAATCTTTAAAGACTAGATGGAATAAGTTCAATACTCAATGTATGGGAGGAATTGAACCTAATACGATATATACTATAGTAGGTATATCAGGAAGTGGTAAATCTTCATTTGTTAATACGTTAGAAAATGATTTAATAGATTTAAATCCAGATCAGGATGTAATTATTCTTAACTTCTCTTTTGAGATGTTAAGTTCAAGGCAGGTAGGTAGAAAATTGAGCAGTAAGTTAAGGCAAACTACTGCTCAGCTATATAGTGCTAATGAAGATCTACAAGATAGTTTATTAGAACAAGTAGAAATTGCTTCTCAGCAAATAAAATCATATCAGATATATTATGTTGATACACCTGGTACAGTTAGCGAAATAGCTTCTACTATTGACTATTTTTACAATAATTATGCAAAAGGAAAGAGATTTATTATTATCCTTGATCATACATTATTAGTAGAAGGTCAAGAACTTGCACTAAAAATAATTTCCGATTTACAGAAACTGTTTATTAAGGTAAAAAAGTTACCTAACACTACTATAATTCAGTTATCACAGATGAATCGAAATATTGAAGCTCCTGATAGGATTAACAATCCATCTATGCATTATCCAATGCGTAGTGATATTTCTTCTGCAGATACTATATTTCACGCTTCTGATTATGTTATTTGTATTCACAGACCAGAATTACTCAATATACAACAATATGGACCAAATCGTCTACTAGTTAAGAATAAGGTCTATTTGCATCTACTAAAGAATAGAGATGCTGGAGAATGTTCTATACTTGAGTTTGATAATGATCTAAAATATAATAACTTAATTGAAACTGTGAGAGATGAACCGGCAAAGAAAATCTCTTTTAGTAAAAACAATTAAAGGCTGAAACAATATGAAAACATATACATTTACATTACCGAAGAAAAACAATAGTGCTAATAATTATAAAGAATCTTTAGCTGATAAAATTTTAAACGCTTATCCTTGGTTGGGTGGTAAAACAGAACCGAAGACAGAGATAATCGATCTCTATTTGAGCGATAATACAATTCCGAAATTCTATACAGTTAATGATTTCTTGACTAATAAATATAATTTGGAAAGTGAGTTCTTTAAAGCTCTTAACAGTCTTAGCTCTTATGCTAAAGATTATGACTTTGAAGATGAATTCGGTACTCCTATCCGAATCTTCGATAATTTTGTTCAGATTGGTTACGAAGTAATTCCAATTACTCCGGGTTCTCTGAACCATTTAAAACCGAAAACAAAGAAGACCATTATTGATATTACTGTAAAAATTAAGAATAATGGTTTATTCTAATTAAGATATCTAACATTCCGTACCTATCAGAATTTTGTCAGAGTTTTATCAGAATACGCGGAATACATGAAATAAAAAAAGCTTTATGATTGTATTACCAAAAGAAAAAGTAGAAGCAAAAGTATGTAATCCTAAATTCTCAGTGTTTTATGGAAAGCCTAAGGCTGGTAAATCCAGTCTTATGGCATCCTTAGAAAACAATCTAATTATAGATTTAGAGAATGGATACCAAGCTTTATCTGCTCTAGTTGTACAAGCAAGATCTGTAAAAGATTTTGGAGATATTGTATCTGCAATTAGAGAAGAAATTAAAAGTACAGGCAAACGACCATATAAGTATATTACTATAGATAATGCAACTCGACTTGAAGAAATGTGCATGGGGTATGCAATACAGTTATATAAAAGCACAAATCAAGGAAAAAATTATCAAGGAACAGACATTCGTACTCTACCTAATGGTAGTGGCTATATGTGGCTTAGAATGGCTGTAAAAAAGGTAATCGACTTGTTCAGAGATCTAAGTGATCATCTTATATTGATTGCTCATACAAAAGATAAACAGATAAATGTAGAAGGTCAAGAAATGTCTGAAATGACTCTAGACCTTACTGGTAAATTAGGAGATATACTGTGTGGTGAAGCAGATGCAATTGGTTATGTCTATAGAAAGAAAAATGAGACAATCATTTCTTTCGAAGGAGGTAATAATATTGTAAGAGAAGCTCGAGCACCACATTTAAGAGGTAAGAATATTGTTGTCGCTGAAAGCGATGAAAACAATAATATTACGTTCCATATGGATCGTATTTTCTTACCTAATGAATAACAAAACAAAACACAAGAATTATGATTTATAGTACAGAATTAGCAAACAAAGTAACAGTATCAGGTAACAATAGTAAATATCTCGAAGCAGGTATTCATGAAAACGTTAAGTTTACAGGAGTGAGGGCAGCAGTTTCTCCTACTGGTAGAAACTTTATAGAGTTCCGTTTTGAAAAAGACGGTAAAGAATTGTTACATACTGAATGGGAACCTAAAGAAAAAGCAGAAGATACTCCTGAACAGAATCAAAGCAAAGTAACTAATCAGGTTACTCGCATAATGCGAATTATGAACTGTTTCTATCCAAAAGGAGTTCTAAGCTTTAACGGTAATTCTTATAAAGAATTTACTGAATGGGTAGTAACCATGCTTAATGCAGCTAATAAAGATATCTTGTTAAAAATTAAAGTAGTTTATAATAACAATGGTTATACTACTTTGCCAACATATGTAAAATTTGCATTTGTTGAACCTATGGTACTACCAGAAGGTTTCTATGATAAGAATGTAAATCCAGAGAATAAGAGTATGATTACAGAATTGTCTATTGATCAGTTTACTAAACCGATTATAGCAGACAAAGAAGAAAAAGTAGATGATTTAAGTAGTACTAAAGAAATTAGTCCTGCAGACGATCTACCGTTTTAATCATACCTAACATTGTTGCTACCTAGAGCATAAGCTAGGAATACGTAGGTTAGTGTACCGTGCATAGTACGCAACCTACGTTTATAAGGATAGAGCGGTCTGCTATAAGTATCAGTGCACTCTTATAGTTTAGGGTTCAAACCCCTAACTACCCACTAAAATAATATATCATATGGTTTACGATACAAGCAAAGTAAAAGATACATTTTCTACTATTACTTTAGATTGGATTCTTTCTAGAGTAACAGAATATGATATATATGCTGCGTATATAGGTAATTTTAAAGTTGGCATGATCTATAACTCTCCACTAAGGAAAGATAAAACTCCATCATTTGGATGTTTTTATAGTAAGAAGACTAGACATCTACTCTTCAAAGATCACGGCACTGGAGAATGTGGTAATGTAATAAAGTTTGTAGAACTTTACACAGGCATTACTAACTATTCAGATATACTACAGGACATTGTTCGTAGACTTAAGATTACTAACAATACGCAATTAGTTAGCTCTAAGCAATACATACCGTCAACTGAGACAGTAATTGGTGTTGTACGTCAGGAATTTACTGAAACTGACATCAATTACTGGAAGCAGTTTAATATACAGGTAGAAACATTAAAGAAATTTGAAGTAAGTAGTATAAAATACTACCTATGTAATGGCATAGTAAAAAGCATTTACAAAGAAGATAATCCAATGTATGCTTATAAGGTATATAATCATTTTAAGATATATAAACCTTTAGCAGACAAATATACAAAGTGGCGTAATAATCTTACTGAATTAGATATTCAAGGATTTAAGCAACTCCCTAAGACAGGTAATATTCTTATCATTACAAAAAGTATGAAAGATGTTATGTGTCTATATGAGATGGGTATACCTGCCATCTCACCATCATCTGAATCTACGTTTATACCTGATAAGATTCTAGAACAGTTAAAGAAGCGTTTTAAGCGCATTATTATACTATTTGATAGAGATGAAGCTGGAGTAAAATATCTCCGTAAAATAAGCCTTAAAACAGGCTTAGAAGGTATATTAATCCATAAGAAGTTTAAAGCAAAAGATGTATCTGATGCTATTAAAGCCAATGGATTTGAAAAAGTAAAAAAATGGTTATATGAAGAAATAGAAAAAACAAAGTAGAATTCGAAATGCAACTCCTAACGAATATGACGGAATTAAATTTCGAAGTAAACTTGAAACATACACATATAAAAAGCTGAAAGAAGCAAATATCACAGCAGATTATGAAATGCATAGATATGAACTTCTTCCAGCTTTTACTTTTAATAACAAAAAATATAGACCAATGACCTATTTACCAGATTTTGTTGGTAAAGGCTTTGTAATTGAATGTAAAGGCTATCCTAATGAAGCTTGGCCTCTACGTGAAAAACTATTTAACTACTATTTGTACTTACACGAACCTAAAACTAGGTTTTACGTAGTACATACACAGAAACAAGTTGATGAATTGGTCAATAAATTAAAAACCTAAGAATATGGCAGAATTTATTAAAGTAGGAAATGAGATTAATGTTAAACCTAAGTTAGAAGGATTAATGTATGAACTCATTAATGGTAAAGTATATGATTTAAAATTTAATCATATGGAAGGTAAATCATTTCTAGTAGAAAATGGCAATTTAAACATGCCTAAAAAACTATATAAACTAGAAGAAGATAATAAATTTATTAATCGTGTACTTACTTATTTTAATTCTGAAAATTCAAACCAAACTACAGGCGTATTACTAGCTGGTACTAAAGGTACAGGTAAAACAATGCTCTCGAAACGTATTGCCTCAGAAAGTAATTTGCCTATTATAGTTGTTGCAACTGATTATCCTGCAAGTCGATTACACGCATTTTTTAAGAACTTTACTACTCCTGTAGTAATTATGTTTGATGAAATTGAAAAGAATGATTATTGGTGGAAAACTAAAGATCTATTAGGATTTTTAGATGGAGTAGAAGCAACAGCTAAGAAACTTGTATTAATGACTTGTAACAATACAGAAGAAATAGATGATAATTTCTTTGATCGTTGCTCTCGTGTTCGTTACTTTAAACAATATGAAGCAGATTCTAATTCCGTATTTGTACGTTGTATAGCAGAAGATAAAGGAGTTAAGAATATAGATGAAGTAGTAAACTTTATTAACGAATATGTTGAAGTAAAATCATTTGATAATATTGCTGCATTTCTAGATGAAATTATTCTCTTTGAAGATATACCTTTAGAACAGTTAGCAAAGGATATGAACATATCTATTAGAAAAGATAGTAATTAAATGATAATATTTTTAATGCTAGTCATATACAAGATGTCTAAAAATATCTTACAAGATATTGAAGATGAAATCCCATGGAATACAAACATGGAAGTTGAAACTGATTTATATTTAGCTGCATGAAGATAGAAATTCCGTATTACGAAGATAACACGCGAATATCAAATTCTGCAATTGGATGGTTCTTAAAGAAAGGACCTCGATACCTCAAGGATATGCTTGATGGTAAAGAAGAAGTTATTAGTGCAAAGTATCTTGATAAAGGAACTATGATACATATGTATCTTCTTCAACCTGAGGAGTTTTGGAGTAATTATATGATTATTGATTATGAAAAACCTAAAACTACTCAACAGTTAGCTTTCTGTGAAGCTTACTTTAACTCTAATGAAATAGTAGAAGAAGATAAGCTTATTAGCGCATATAAAGCATCATATTCAGGCAATAATATGTCTAAAGACGCAATGCTTAAAAAGGCAAAAGAATTACAGCTTAAATTTGCTGAATATATTGAATTCCTAGATAAGAACCAAACGTATACAGTTATATCATTTGTTGACTTAAATATGCTTAAGAACATTAAGAAAAATATTGACAGTCATATTAAAGCTAATGAATTATTAACTGATCAACCTGGAGTGGAATGTCATAATGAATTTCACATTAACTGGGAAGCTGAAAAACAAGGAGTATCTTGTAAGTCATTATTAGACAGAGTCAAAATTGATCACGCTAATAAAAAGATTACTCTTATTGACTTAAAAACAACAGCAGATGTCTATAATTTTAAACATTCTGTAGAAGAATATGATTATTATAGACAAATTGCTTTCTATATCCTTGCTCTTACGTGGTATATGAAAGATCAAGGTTATGATATAGAAGATTACGATATTGAAGCGTACATAGTTGCTATACAAAGTAATGGTAATAACGAAGTACGCGTATTTAACATGTTAAACGAGAAAGAGTTATTGGCCCGTAAAGACCTAATAGCAGACACATTAACAGAAATATCATATCATTATCAGACAGGAAATTGGGACCATACCCGTGAATATTACGAGAACGATGGAACTGAAACACTTAAATGAAGCAACAGCATGTCTGTTACATTTGATAATTGATAACAAAAAGTTAGTAAACGAAAATCTTATAAATGTATTTACTGAATATCCTGATGAACCTTACTTCTGTGATAACTTATTTGTTATGTACAGAGAAACTACTGTAAAAGCTTTATTAAATCTTCAACATGAGTTACAGAAGAATAAGTATTTTCATAGTTTACGCCAGATATGTATTGATAATCAGTGGTATGAAATAGCAGTATTTACACTACCTAAAGAGATTAAGGATAGACGAGATATACTTATTAGTGGAGGTCCTGCTGAATTAAGTAAAACAGAAATGAGTAAAACTATTGAGTTGTTCAACGGTATTACTACTAATCTATCTAATGTTATGTTTACTAATGATTTTCATAAAATAAAATCTATTATTCCACTAGGAGATGCTCCAGAAGATCCTTTTGACTTCTCTGAAATGAAATAATAAACTTGAAATCTCCTCCAAGGCATTTCATTAAAAAAGGCTACTAGAAATAGTAGCCTTTACTTTTATTTGTATAATTGTTCGTAGTATTTTCGTTTAATAGCCGGATCCTAGATCTCTTTAATATTCTTAAATGGAGTCATTTTCCATAACCATCTTTCTACTTTAGTATCTCCTTTATATGGTCCATACTTTATTTTCTTTTTACTTTTAAACATATCTATCATTTCACTTACTGATAATACTTTAGTAAAAGGATTAAGAATATCAAGTATAGAACTTACTGTAGTAAAAGTGTTAAGTAAGTCTAAAGGATTATATTGATTAGAATACTCAAAATTAGTTCTAGTAACTAGTAAAGCTAAAAAGTTCATAACCCAATCGTCTTTATCGTCATCTGCAGCTTGAACTAATAATGGTTTAACAACAAAACCTAATAGAGCTATCATAGCCATTTCATAACTAAAATGTTTAATATTGCCTATATCAGAAGCATCTAGTTGTTTTCTACTATTCCAATCTTTAATTAACATAGGAATAACTCTAGTTATTGTTCTTAATGTTGCTTCTCGTACCATTCCTGTATTATAATCATACTATTTTTTCATAGTAATTTTTTCATTTATAATATTAGGAATATAATTACGAAACATCATAATTAAAGAACCAAACGCATGTGAAGCAAATTGTGCTTTTTGTTCTTCAGTTAATTGTCCATCAGCAGTAGCTGCTAAAGCTCTAGCTCCATTACTTATTTCATTCTATACTTCAGCAAAAGCTCTAGCCTAGTCTTTATTCTCTATTACTATTTCTCCATCTTTAATCTATATTATATCATATGTACTCTATAATGTTTTCCAAATATTCTTAGCAGTTTCTTTATCGGAAAATAATTCATTAAACTATTGACTATTATAGAATTTTCCATTGAAGTATCTATAGTTGTTCATAATCGAATTTAATATAGTACCTTTGATTATAAAATCCGATATAGAAAAAAGTCCAAACGCCCAGTTTCTACTAATTGTATTGATTAATCCTATTCTATTAGAATTTTTCCACGCATTTTGAAATTCAGTACCTATTTCAAATATTTGCATCAATGCTACGTATTTGTTATCTGAAGTAGTACTCTTCATATATTGTACTATACCAAATAAGTTTGAAATCATGGTATAATATGCTTTAGAAAAAGAATGAAAATCAAAATATCTACCATTAGCAGCAAAACCCAACTATGTCAAAAAAGCTGTAGCGAAACCAGTAGCACCTACTGCTAAATTTAAACCAAGTCCTAATAACTAGCCATAATTTTTAATACTGTGTATAACTTTACTAAAGTTAACTTCTTTTCCATTTAAACCAAAGAATTTCGCTACTTTATTATCTTCGCTGAATTTCTTAAGTATTGACTTAGTATCCTCACCATACTCTTGCATATCAATGAATTTGCTAACAAACTCATATATACGAGTATCTTTCCCCTGTTTCTATTTGCCTTTTTTGTATACTTTTCTTCCTAATGCGTCTATTCCTATTGGCTTTCCAGTATATATACGATTAGCTAGTTGCATTTTTATTACTTCTAAATCTGGCTATATTTCAGTCTTTTGCTTGAAGTTTTCAGCCATTTTATAATAAGCAATTACAGCCCCTACTAAATCGTTAGTTATTGTATTGGGATCATCTAGCTTGTCTATAAAATAAGTAGGAATCATTCTCTGTTCAGAACCATCAGGCCTACTAGTAGGTGCATCTACGAAACCTACATCATCCGGTTCTTTTACTATTCCTTGTGAAGTATATTCGAGGAAACCTTTAATAACTCCATCACCTTTCATGTACTAATACATACTACCGCTCATTTGTGGTAATCTATACGGATTATTTCTAGTCATGTAAGTTATTTTATCATTAGATTCCTCCATTCCTTCTAATAAACCTTTATACAAGTTCCACAGTGGTATGTTTTTTGTAGGACGTTCGTTCCCGTCTTTATCTTTCTTAACCTTAAAGATCGCATTATAATCCTTATTTTCGTAAATAGATAATTTAGGTTGATAATATTCATCTATGTTAACATCAAAATTTTTATTAAAATATTCTGACTTAGGATCTATTTCACTAAATTCTCTAGTAGGTGCTTCTTCGTTAATTAGACGTTTATCCTTAGGAACAATTTTAGTATAATACCAATTAGGTATCAATTTTTCTGTACCATCTGGTAATGTATATCTTACGTGATGCTGAGCTTCCCACAATTCATAAAACTCTGCTCCTCTTCTAATAGCTTCTGATTTATCTTTTTTATATTGTTCTGTAGGAACTGATTCAGCAATATCTTCAAATGTTAATCCTTCTGTAGACTAGTCTTCTTGTTTACTTTTATTAGCTTTACGAGCAGCTTTTCTTTCTTTGCGCATCTCTCTATCTAAACTTTTTAAAGTAGATAGTAGAGTTGATGACATATACTTTACATCTATTCCTCCAGTATATTCATTTCTATATGGTTTAGTCAGTTCTTCTCGAATTGTTTTTAATTCAATATATCTTTTACCATATTCCTTTTTTTCTAACTAAGTTAGTTGTTCATAAAACTCTTGTGATATCTATACTCTTGTATAACGTTTTTTCCAAGCAACATATTGTTCTGGAGTAAGATTTGCTTTTGCTTCTGCTTTAGCTTCTTTAAACTTCTATTCATTAACAATATAGTGCATACCTTCGTGTAAGGTTTTATTAAGTTCTGTCAACTCTTCTGCTATTTGTTTATCAAGATCTGTTTTAGCGGTTCCATCTTCATAATACATAGACATGAGCTATTTTTTCTATATATTATAGTTTTCATATTGTGCCCATTGTTTAGCATCCAAATCTTCTAAATGTACTTTTCCTTTGTTATCCCTTACATCGTCTAGTAATTTATATATTTTGAATTGTATAGCATCTCTTGCATCTCTTGCTTCTTGACTGAGAGAATTGAAAGCATCATAGTACTTGTTGGTGTAACGTCTTTCACAATTTTCACTAAGCCATTTGTTCATTTCCTTATTAAAAGAAATTCTAGCTTCCTTATCTAACGGCATATTTTGTCCTTCTGGTACTTGATATTTAGCTTTAAGACGTTTTCTTTCTGCCTCTAGATTATTCATAAATTCTCCATACTTTCTATCTCTGATAAAATATCCAGTCTTTTTTCCGTCAGAATCGTATTCAAATAGCCTCATTTGATCTCCTAGACTTATTTCTTTCTACAATCTGAGCATCTTATTACCGAATTTATGTGTTGCAAATCTAACCTTATTATTAGCATTTGCTACTATATCAAACACTACTCTAGCAGCCTTATCGTTCATTTTATCACCAGCAGATATCCATCTCATAAAGAAATTAGTATCGTTTTCAGTACTAATTAAATCTTCACTTACATACTATTCAAGTTCTGTTCTACTGATCTAGTCTTTTACTCCATACTTCAGCATAGTCTTTTGAGCTAAATCTGTAGTTAGTTCTGTAATACCTTGTTTAGCTGCTGCAAACTAGGTTCTCATATTAGATATCATAGTCTTCATTTGATCAAAACTCTGTGGACCAAGAATATCTCTATACAAATCAGAGTCAAATACATTTCTGGCTACTTCTTCTAATACATTATTATACATTCCGAAATAATCCTATTGTAATTGGATTAATGCTAGATTACTAAAACCACTATCTCTACCTTCCCTTAGATTCTTCTGAGCTCTTAAAATAGCATTAACTGGAGCGGTCATTGTTCTTCTTATATCTGATAAACAATAAACAATAGTCTGTAGAGAGTCTATATTGGGATTTTTAAGTGCAGATAGCTACTGTTCTAGTGGAACTAACAAAGCTGTTTTATTAGCTATCTTACGATTCTGAATAGATTTGATACGAGCCTAGACAGCGTTAGTAATTAACTATCTTAAAGAATCTAACGTGTTGTCAAAATCGTATCTTTGTGCACGGAATTTCTTCATTGCTTCATCTATTTGATAAGTAGTTTGTTGTTGTAAAGGAGATGACTCTCTATCAAATAAATTTGCAGAATTTGGGTTAAAAGAACCACTGTTGTCTATAGATTTTATCTATCTGTTTCTATAAGTTACATATTCAACACCTTGTGAAGGTTTAAGATCTAATATCTAATCATGACCAATTATACCATCTGTATTTCGTACAATATCTTCACTAGTCATTATTGTTTCTACAGTGTCAAAATTTAATTCTTCTTGTGACTAAAAAGGATTTTTTATAGATAAATATACAGGCATTGTAAACTTACCGTACTGATTAGCATAGTGTATATCCGAAGTAAAGAAAAAACCAACATCCGCTTTAGCTGCTTTTTCAGGGGAAAATTGTTCAAATTCCTATTTAGTTCCATGATATACTATCAGCGGTTCACCATTTTCATCTACTACTTTTGATGAATTTTTTGGATCATTTACCCAATCTCCAAACCAGGCTTTAAAACTATCTGTATATACTTTAGCTTTAGCCTATATAGCATTCACTCTATTTCCATTATTATGTTGTAATAATGTTTCAAACAATATAGAAGGCTCCCCATTCGGAGCCTTATCTATACCATAACCACCATTCTAATCCCATACAGCATAAGCTTGTTTCTCACCAATTGCTGCTACTAATTCTCCAAATTCCGCTTTAATTTGCGGATTATCTAAAATTGGACATATTCCTTTTGCCATAATTATTTACCTTTACAAATTTTATAAGCGTCGTCCGAAAAATTATCCTCACTAAGTTCATCTTCCGACTTAAACATAGATGATACATCTTCACCTGATGATTCTACTCCTGCGGTAGGATCTTTATAGGAATCAGCTTCCATCATTGCTTCTGTCATCATTAACTATTGGTTTACTTTAGTCATTAAATTACCCTTGTCTAACAGTCCAGCTTCAGCAGCTATTTCTCTATTTATTGTTTTATTTTCAATAGCTTTAGACTTAGGTCTAGTACTTTCTTGAGTAGGTTTATCATCGTTAACTTCTTTACTTATAGTATTGTCTATATGTTCAACACTTTGATGCGAGTCTTTATTTACAGAATTGACTACTGGTTCTTCGTTTTCTTCAAGAATTTCTTCAGTTAATTCATCTTCTAAAGTTAACTAGTCCATACCGTTTTTATTGAATTCTTCTGTGAAATATTGACTAGGTATTAGCGTTATGTCTACATTCTCAGTAGCTACTCCTTTAACAAACATTCTATATTTAGATTGATCGCTAAAGAAACTATTTAAGAATTTCCAAGACAATACATTGTAGTTATTATCTTCAAAATCAGACATATCGTTAGCTCCTTTATAGTACTCGTTTACACTATTACTGCCAGCTTGTACTCCTAATCTAGGAACTGCTGCATAAATAGTCTAAGTAGCCTAACCTAACTTTTTACCTTTTACCTTATCATAGGCTTCAATTCTACCAATTTTAACATATAAAACGGTATTTCTTTGTCCGTTATTAGGATAGTCGATTGATAAGAAATCTTTCTCGTCTTTTCTGGAATTAGTACCAAATGTCATAAGATATGTGTTAGTACCATTTGTCCACGGAGAAGGAGAATGTATAAATGCCTACCTGTTATACTTACTGGATTTAGGCTTCATTATATTCTTAACAATTTCTGGATCATGAGCATTATTTCTAGCTATATTGAGTGCAATAGAAGGGAAAGAGTTTAACATAGGTTCGTCTAATGATTCATTAAATACAGTACCTAACCATTGACCTGCATTCATATCTTTAATGGCTTGTCTAATATTATCAGCATACCCTGAATCAAGTCTAAATTGGCTAGATATTAAATGTGAGAACGTATTAGGACCTTTGTTGTCGTAGGATGTATAATAAGCATACAAAGCTAATCTATTCATAAACCTTCTAACTGCTTCATTTTCACTAGACATCAAATCACTAAAGTAAGCAATTAACCTGTTTTCGAAGTTAGAACTATTGTTCATAGAACTATTAAGTAATACAATTGAATCTATTCCTCCTTCCTCAGACTCTGTAGCCAAAGTAGGAATAAGATAATTTAAGAATGCGTTACTTATAGATCCATCTTCATTTAGTAAGTTATCATATCTACCATCCTTGTTTCTATAGATTGCATATTTTAATTGATGTAATCTCTTAGGAACAGTTCTGGTACCCATAACCATATCCATTAACTCTCCTTGTTCCAGATGCATGGCCGTAGTACTATTAGCCACTCTTGAACGAATAACACTATCTATAATAGAGTCAAGTTTAACAGCTAATAATTTATTTACACTACCTCTTTCTCCAATCAATGAGTTGATTATATTATTGAATAATCCACCATACATTTCTGTAGCTTGTAAGAAATCATTGTGTAATATAAATCTTGGAATGTCTACAGCATTTTGTAATTTCTTCATTAAGAAACTATCGCTATAATAATTAAGTAATGCGTTCTGTTCTGTATCCTCAATCTTGTTGCCTTTATCGTCTACCTGATAGAACATTACTCCTTCTTTGTTGATAAAGTCAAATACCTATTTACTATAATTAGCTTGCTGCGCTAACGTATTACCATATTTTTTAGTATCAATCTAAGATAATCTTACTAATTTAGTAAGTCTATCGGCATAAGGTAATAGATCTTGATAAGCTTGTGCTACTAATATTTGTTGTAAATAGAAATTCAGATCTTTATTGCCCTCTATATTTGCAGTAAGTGATGCTTTTAATCTCTCTACATCTACTGCTCTTTTAGGAGAATTAGGATTTTCTTCAAGATTTAATACAGAGTTCCACTCCTCACGTAACTGTTTCCTTACTTTTTCATCTGGCTATGCTTTTACAAAACTATCAAATTCACTAGTATATTGTTCTTTAAGCTTAGTAATAGTGTTCTCTATTAATTGATTATAAGACACATCTTGTGGATCTACACCATATTGACCATTAAGTTTAATAATCATATTGGCGAAATCTTTCAATATAGGTTGTGACAAGAAGTAAAATGTAGTTTCACCTTTACCAGTTCTAAGTAGTAATTCTGTCATACTATATGTAACAGCATTAACGTTAAGATTAATGATGTATGGGTCTTTAGCAACGTCCACATGAGCATTAATCATTGCTGACAACCAGTCAAGTATTCTTTCGCCATCCTGTGAAACAATATCATTTATATTACCTAGATCATATAACTCTCCTATAGTACCTAATTCCATTCTGAGATTCAATGCCTGAGTAAGAGCGTGATTTGTAGAAGCCAAAGCAAATGGAGCAATACCATCTTTACCACCAGTATATTCAAACTTCTTAAATAATTGGTAAGAAGGAAGTAGTTCATACATTGGTTTAGCTTCATTTTTATTTTTACCCATTACTAATGGAAGTATATTTTCTTTTACTTTTTCAGTAAGATTGTCAAGCGGAGCTCTAGTTTGATCTATATTTGTATCGTCAGATATAGCAATTCTATACATATCAATCAATCCGTTTACTAACTGTTGTTCAGAATTACTTTCTAAATCGTCCCAATTGCATTCTAAATAATTACCTTCTTTGTCATAATATCCTGTAACAATGTACAATTTATCAATATCAAAGTCAGAACCTGTCATAGCAGTAAAATCATTGGGAACTACTATTACGTCTCCCATAGACTCTGGAAGCACATCTGTTACTTTGAAAGAAGCTGTAGATGACAAACCTTGAGTAGGTATACGGTATCCTAAAGCAAACGGTTTAGCGTTTTGACCGATGATATTTTTCTCTATTAGCCAATCTCTAGTAGCTGTATACCCATGCTTTCTCACTTCGTCAGGTACGATATGCCTAAAAAAGTTAGTACTTAACATGCAATCCATACTACCGTCATCATTTAACGGGCTAAGATCCTTACCATCATTGAAAGCTCTACCAACAGAATCTTGTTCAGTTATAACGGTGTTTTTGAATCCAAAAAACGCATGTTGGATAGCAGATCCACCAGGAGTAGTAATATCAACAGCTTTCTTTCCTACTTGAGATATAATTCTACTTTCAATAAATCTTCTGTTACTTTGAGCAGATAACGGAACTCTCATTTGTCCAGTTTCTTCGTCTATTTGGAACGAAGTTATTACATCTCTAGATAATCCACTATCTTTTGCTTGGCGTACTAAGAAATTAGATAACTTACGAGTAGATAACACTTCGTTATCCGTAAATTCATCGTATATTTTTTGAGCGCCTATATCAGACAATCTATTAATAGACCCAAAGATATTATCAATAATTTGTCTGCCAGTAAAGTTTTTGCCTTTGTTCAACCCATACGGTCTGTCTTTAACGATATTACTTATAGCAACTTTTGCAAACTGGGTACCAAGAGATCTATCCATATGTTCGTGTGGATCTGTATTCATCTGTAATCTCAGATTGCGCAAATCTTGAACATAAGTAGCAAGTTTGCTATTATCATTATCCAAACCTTCTAATACAGTTTCTCCACTTACTATAGAAGTAGAAGGTTTGTTGAGATCCTCTAAATTAAATCTAGTATTCTGTGCATCTAGATATGGTTTATATTTTTTTCTACCACCTACTTTAACTGCAGATTCAAAAGTAAGCATATCAATTGTTCCAAGCTTTTCGTCATTCATTCTCTAATACAGCTTATAATTATCTGCTTTAGATGTAACTCTAAACATTGGGAAAATAGCCATTTTATCAAACACAGGTACATTAAGCCCTAACTTAGATAACTCGTGATTACCAAAGTATACCATTTTTAACGGCTTGATAAGAGTCTCTATTGCTTGTGCATATAATTCTGGATTAGACAACCAAGATTCATTTTCACTTTCCAATAATTCAAACGCTCTTTCAACCTATGGTGACCATTCTCCTACAGCCTAAATAATTCTTTTATATAAAGCTGGCCTTATATATACAGCGGCATCTGCTTGGTTAATTCTACCTCTACCGTTTTCGTCTATGCCATAAGCCGCAATCTGTCTATTTACTGATTCTTCAATAGATTGTTTTACTTTGGCATTTAAAGTTTTCATGGTATTTTTAATGTTTTCTTTGCTAACCATATTAACTAATCTATTTTGATCAATATTTGGATTAGTTCTCTGAATGTGTTTCATAACTTCAGCGGCAGTAAACATTCTCTTATACTCATCAAATTTGATAGAACCTACCTAGTTATCTGACATGTGTAATACCGTAAACTTAGAGTTATTTCTAGGATCTCCGTCTCCCCAATAAGTTCTAAGGTTATCACCGGTTGATAATACTGAACCTAAACGTTTGATTTTATCTACAGATCTTTCTGTAATAATCCACGGTTGTTTTTTATCTCGTTTCCATTTATAATATGCAGGATCTCCTACGAATACTTTTTCTACTTCTATAATAGAAGCCATTTGATTCACTACATGATTGGCAACAATAGAATATATTTGTGCAGGTTTGCTTCTTTTGGATGAATCTCCAGATGGAAGTGATTTAGATTTGTGGTCATATTCGTCTATAATGTCTTTTGGCAGCAATATGTTTTCATAATTACCATTAGCTAATCTTCTTATTACACCTTTATCTACTAAAAACTGCAATTCCTCCTGAACTTTATCCTACAAAGTAGCATTTATCATATCGTATAGAGCCTTTTCATCTCCAAATAACTTTTCTCTTAGCTATTTTAATCTAGTAGGCATTTGATTCTAATTATTGTCATAATCAAATTTAGACCATGCATATAACATTTGATTTAGAGGAACATAACGATACTCCCCATTCTCATCTTTCATTTTTACAGATGAAAAATATCTAAAGTAAGCACCATTACCACTATTGTCCATTTTGCCATTCTTTATTTTTCCATGATAATTGTCAATAGCAAGATTAGGATTCTATTCTACTTGTGATTTATCTAAATAGTATTGTTCGATGGTGTTAAACTCATCTAACATATAATTTGCAAATGCTTGTAGAGTATTGTAAGAGTAATGATACATTACATCGTCAACGTATTGCGTTTTTACTACACCATTTACAATGAGTTCTTGTTCAACTGACTTAGTTAACATGTCGTGGAATAAACTTACTCCACTAATAGAATTCCAAGTTTTTTTATCAGCCATCGTAGGTAAGATAATCCTATCGTTGTGAGCTAATACCATTTTAGATATATAATCTTCAATAGGAGATATTTCAAAGTAATCTCTACTAGTTCTATTGTCTTCGTTTTTAACAGCTATAAATGTACTCAAACTTAATTTAGAACCATTTTCTAAACTTTCAAGTATTCTAGAGTGTCTATTATAGATTGCCTTCTTAGCTTTATGTACTTCTGTAGGATCACTGTTGAGCCATCTAACTCTATCTGATAGATAATTATTCTAAGTAATAGGATAAATCGTAGTATTATTAGGTCCAGTTACACTAAATTCAGATGGATTTGGATGTGATTTTCCATGGGCAATAGCCATTTTCTGTATAAAACTACCCTCTGCTACAGGGAAAGGATTATCTAGTTTAAGATATTTAGTTTCTCCTTTAGTTAAAGTATCTAAGTTTCCTATTATTTGATTACGCATATTACCTTTGCTAGAATCGTGTAATAATGTGTATATTTTATCGAATCCTTCTGTAGTAGGTAATTTAGAATTAGCAGATGTAACTCCATACAAATAATAATCTAAGGATTTTATATCAATATCTATACCAACACTGTTAAGCCAATTTACAAGTTGATCTTTAGCTTCAACTGCTGCTTTTCTTATATCTTGTTCTGTACTGTTGTTCTGTACAGGTTTTTTAGATACGAAAGGATAAGCTATTTCATCTATATTGCTCGATATAAGTTCTAATTCTACCTTAAAGTCATCAAATTTGTTTAAATCTATCTGAAATTTCTAAGGATTACTTTTATCTATCATTCCAGATACATAGAATAATTTACCCCATTGTTTTGGATATTTGTTCTACAATCTAAGTAAAGATGAATCCAAGATTCTCCATTTACCAGCTTTAGCTTTTATTGATGTTTTAACATCCATTATAAGATCTTCAGATTGAATTCTGCGGTTTGATTTTTCAAACGCTTCTTTAAACTCAATAGTGGTCATCTCATTTTTTGCGCTTTTGATAGTAGTAAGAATTTGAGTACATGTATTTTCATCAGGTTTGTTTGATCCACTTATGTAGTTATACAAAGATCTAAAGAAAGGATCTGCGTTTCCTTTCCTCAAACATCTAGATTCTAAGTCTTCCCATCTTTCTACATCCCACAAGTTTTCCATTATTTTATTCCAAGAGACATCAAAAGATTCTGTCATATTTAATCCAAATATAGGATCTACTACTGGAACTAATTCTTTATCTTTGTTATACTCCATTTTGGGAATAGAATAAAAGAATAACTTGGCGTTAAATGACATGTTAAGCTTTTTCGAAAACTCAAACGCAACTCTGTCGTATCTTTCATCAGAATTTTTACCTTCAACGTCCGTATTCTTATCTACTTCTACTTCTTCTGCTTTTATATTGAGTACGGATAATTGTTCTGCTATTTCTTTTCTGAATATATCCCAATTATCAAGAACTTCTTCAATCAATTGTTCATTTTCTTCTGGGGTAAGTCCAGCCATCATATTACTTTCTATGATATTTGGTATATAATCTAAGTTATCTGTAAGTTTTTGTATATCAGACGCTTGTCTAATGTTAAATACAGATAATAATGTACTAGTAAGCGAATCTAATACATTATAGAATACATCTGGATTAATTATAGAAGGCATTTCCTTTAATCTGTCTTGTGGTACTCCTGGTATAGAGAAGAATGTACCATTATCTGTAAACGTTTTATGAAATTCTTCTACAGACACAGGGTTTAACTCATACTGAGAATACCTCCCTTTATTTATACCTTTATATATAGTGGTATAAAGATTGTCAGACATATTGAATATAGACTTGACAAAGTCTTTTATGGCTCTAAACAACTTAATGGTTTGATAACCAATATTGTACCATTTAGCGTTTTGAACGATAGCCCAGCTACGGAAATCTTCTGCCATAGCTTCTTCTATTTCATTTATAGAAGCATTTTTATATTCACGATTATGTTTTACATAATCTTCATATACAATCTGTCTTTCTCTGGGAGAAAGTACAAGTAGGTTTACATAGTGCCAAGCTTCATGATACTAGATACCTTTACCAGCTCCTTGCCCAAGAATAATATTACCTATTCCATTGGTTGCTAATCTGGTAACGCCATATACTCTAGGGCCATTAGAAGCAGCTCTCATTACTCCGTTGAACACCATGACCTAATCTACATCCAAACCTAGTTTTTCCATTAACCAAGATTTAGCTTCATGTAGATCTTGCGATATTCTATTTACTTCGTTTTCTTCAGTAGAATACATTCCTGTGACATGGAACGTAGGTTGTTCACCTATTTCTTGGAACACTTTCTCTAACATAGATTTGATAAACATTTGCGGTTTACCATCCATATCATATAGATAAACAAAGTTACTAGTTGCTACTTTCTAACCAAGCGATTCTGCATAAGCTTTAGCTTCTTCAGCAGTCATATATCTACTTACTTTAGGTGCATTTGCGTCAGGTTGTTTAAGAGATTTAGCAAGTTCTTGAGCTTTAGCTCTTCTACCCTGTCTATTTTCAGTTGTAGCTTTTTTCTTAGTAGGTTCAGTCTGTGTTACTACTTCTTCAGTAGAATTATTAAGCTTTTTTTCATCTATTTCTTCTTCTTTTTTTGCATTTCTCTTTTCCTCAGATGCAACGGTTTTATTAATAGGTTCTGTAGATACAGTTACAGGAGTTTCTGTCTAATCCACTGTAATTCCTTCCGCATAAATAAAGCCATCTCTAAATGCATACTCTCCCATATCAGTCAGCAACTTACCACTATTAATTGCCCAAGCTAATGCGGGAGGAGCCACTTTATCTTTTACAAATTTACCGTTTTTCTCTACTAAACCTAGTTCTGCTACAGAAAATTCTAATTCTCCTGGAAATAATACTAATTTTTCATCTCCTGGTTTTAATACGCGAGTAGCCAAATCTCTTAATTTCTCTGGTAATGATGAACTAAGAACGTTTTTATCAGTATTCCAGTGATAATTCTACATTAAGTACCATACGATTGCTTTTCTGACTCTAGGATCAGTTTTAACAGACTTTAATGGAACAGATGTTCTACGATACACTCCTTCTTTAGGACTGGCAAAATAGAAAGTATCTGTTTCTGAATCAAAACCTAATTGTTTTTTAGCCAAGAATTGTATCTCTTCTTCTTTCTTAGAAGCGAGACGTGTTTTTTCTCCTTGATTCACTATCAACGGCAGTACACCATATGGATCTCCATCTGTAATTAAATCAAGTACGTATTCCATGAAATTATAGTACTGCCCATCAGGAGTAGGATTACCATCGCTATCATGACTTCTTAGTTGAATATCAGAAGGTTTTGTAATAGTATCATCTCTAAAGAATTTTTCACTAAGATAAATGGGCACACTATAACGTCCTCTCGGAGTAGCTGAAGGTTTGGGAACTATAACTAATTTTCCTGCAAAACCACCACTATTAAATATTACTTCGTCTGAACCTAATTGTTTTATGGAATATGGTTCAGCTTTATATCCTACTTGAATACCACCAACACCATATCCAAATGTACATTCAGTAAGTATCTTATTAGGATCCAAAGGTATTTGGAACGTTTTACATTCTGATAACTTTCTAAATATTGGGTTTTTACCATCCTTTTGATTGTTAAACGTGCCATTAGATACATTTATTTGAGTTGGAACTACGTGGGTTAATGCTTCTTCTGGCATTATATATTTTCCATTACTATCTTTCTGACATTTTTCCAGATAGTATTTTACCACTGTTTCTTTTTGTGCAGCTAAAGTATCTAAATCACTTGAAGCTTTAGAATTTGGTTCAATTGTACCTAATCTGTGTTGATAATCTATCGCAGCTTTAGAGTTACTTCTATACGCCGCAGCGTATATTTCTCCTCCTTTATCTATAATCATATATACAGCCGCATTACTGTATGTACTTGGATCATTGGGATTAAATGCTTTTTCACTAGTAGACATAGTTGGTCCAGGAACAAAGTAAATCTTAGCTCCTTTTAAGAAATCAGGATCGCCCATAGCAATTCCCAATTCCTATCCACTATGTATTGTTTTAGCCCCTTTTACTTTAAAAGGTAAGTCCATTAGTTTAGTAGCATCTGGTCTATAAAACAAAGTTTTACCTACTAACCAATTATTCATTATAGTAGTAGAAGAAGACAAACCAGCAACACTACCATTATCTTTTTCAAGTGTGTTAGCTTTTTCCGATAAAGTTACTGTAGGATCTTGAGAGTATTGATCTGCAGCATTTTCTTTTTCTATCTATTCTTTAGTTATTTCTTTGCCGTTCAAAAATACTCTTCCTTTATTGTCTATAAAGTAATCTTCTGCTTCCGGGTATGCTTTGTTAGATGATTTTTCTAACGCTATTGGATCTACATATGGTAATTCAGCAGGTTCTTCTTCTATCATAGCTGATCCAATAGCTTTCGGTACTTGTGGTTCAGGATTCAAGAAAGGATTATCGTCAGATGTTAAACCTCCATCTTCATCTCCTGGATCTCTAAAATTAGAAGCATCTGTTAAGTTTTCAAGATCCATTTTTTCTTGAGTATCGTCTTTTGCTGGGGCATTATCCGATTTTCCACTTAGGATATCTTCAGCAATTTCTTCAGGAGTTTTTTCGTTATCCTCACTTTCTACTTCATCTGACGAAGTAATCATATCACTGATATCCATTTCTTCCACACCTGCTAATTCTTTCTCATCTGTTACTTTATCCAGTTCAGTTTCAGTATATATGTCATCAGATGGTTTCTGCTCTTTTACATCAAGATCTGTAGAAGCAATCTAAGATCCAGAGTTATCACCAAACCCTGTAGGAGTAAAATCAGGCTCTTCATGCTACGTTTGCTGCGCGTCTTCTTTCCCCTACAGAGCATCCTCTATTTCAGCATTCTCCACTTCATCTAGATCATTGTAGGATCTATCGTTGTGAGAATATCTATCCATATCAAACTTAATAATCTCATTAGCATAATTTCTAGCAGATTGTACAGAATTATCCTACTATGCTTCTTGTTGTTTTACGCTATTATTATATCTAGTTACTATGGACTAAACGCTTGGAACTTCTTTACCTTCTTTTTCTGCTAAACTAGTATATTCGTCTATTACATTTTGCTTCTCTTCATCAGTAAGTTGAGCCCAATTTCTAATATTGAAATCTGTAGATCTACTTCTATCTGCCTGAAGCACTATACCATTCTAATAAGCAGAACGTCTATTTACAGCTTTTCGTAATAAACCTTCTAATATGTATCTATCCGCAATAAGTTGCTCTAATTCAGGATTACTATTTATGCCGAAGATGTTTCTTAATTCTTCGTTCATTTTTTTATCCTTTTTTGTAAGTTTCTCTAATTCTCTAGTTCTGCTATTGATTAGATTTACTATAGCGGCAATATTGTCATTTGTTACATCTATGCCATTCTTTCTAGCCTCATTTATGAAAGAATTCATATCCTTTAACTGTCTTTTTAATCTATTAAGAACAGTTATAGTAGTAAACGCCTACTGTATGTTTCTAATTGTATTAATAAGATTAGTTTGCGTACTCCATGATTCTCTTTCTGCATCAGACAAATTACCCCAGTATTCGTCTACCATGTTAGTAAACTCATCAGAAGAATATACTTCATTTATCTTAGCGTCTAGATTCTTCTGTGCTTCTTTAGCTTGCTTGTTGAATACTCGTTCTATATCATAAGCTTTTATTGCGTTTTTTACAAATATTTTATGTTCTTCGCTTCCTCTATAAATGTTTAAACTATTAAGATTATCGTCTACGTTGGGGTTATGATATATACTTTCTATAAGCGCTGCTTTTCTAATATCTTCATCTATGTCCTCTTGAGTAAGCCCTTCAGGTAAGAATCTATCTCTAATATCCTAGAGATTCTTCATTACATCTTGAGTATATCCTTTTTTAACTGCGTCATACCATCTGTCAACCTTAACATCTTCTTCTTTATTACTGATGTCATAAGCGGCCATATTACGAAGAATATTGTTGGACTTTACATCTCGTATTAATTGATTTCCATCAGCTATTACGGTTCCACTTCCTCCCATTAACAAACCGATTAAAGAACCAATTTTCATGTTTTGTTCTAATTCTTTATCGTTGTTAAGAGCTTCGTCAGGATGTAAACCCATCAAAGCCATATTAGCTTCCACACCGTATTTAAAATTCTTGAAGAAAGCGTTTACTATATTCATACTGGTAGGATTATACTTACTTTGTAAGTCATAATTCTTTTGAATTAAATATTGTTGTCCTTCTTCTGTACCTTCTCCAAATGCAGTTACCCCAAGTTTGGTACCCATTCCTGCTATAGTTTTGAGTACATCTTTGTACTTATTAGCAGTATAAATATCTCTTGAAGCTATTTTATATAAAGCTTTGTTCAATCTAGTATCTATGATATTGTTGGCTATGTCTGTTACTTTAGATAATTTTGTAGCATCAGCCAATTTCTTTCCACCGCTAGCTAATAAATCCTTAGCCGATTTTACTGCCAATTTACCTCCATATGAATACAATGCCATATCCATTGCATCCCATAATCCTAATGCCATATTAGATGTCCATACGTCATCTAAACCATTATAAGCGTTTAGTTTTATTCTTTCAAAATTAGAATCTCCAGTCTTAATATTATAAAGGAGCATTTGTTCCAATATCTGAGGAGCAGTTAATTCATCTACATTTACTCCTCTAGCTTTCAATTGTTCAACTCCTTGATCTAATATTTTGTCAACGTTGATGTTACCAGAATCCATTTGATTTACTATATTGTTTAAATATGCATCAAACAATTCTGCATTAGTTTCTTGTGTACGTTGATAATAACTGTTAGCTGCATTTAAACCAAATTCTCCTATTGCCATTAATGTCGCAGAATATGGATTTCCTCGCTTAGCTGCAGTTTTAGCTGCGGCACTAACCAATCTACCTAATGTGGCTGTTTCTACAGTAGTAGCTAATTCTCCTAAAGAAGAACCCAATTGAGGTATTGCGTATGGATATGACTGTAAATCTCCCCATTCAAATTGGTTTGTATTTACTTTTTCTCTAAACTCAGGAGATATCTGATTGGGATCAAAGAACCAACTTCCATTCTTTAATATATTCTGTCTATCCTTTATTTTCTATATCTTAATATCTTGAGATGTAACACTGTCATCATAAACTTTCTTGAGATTGTTTAGGATTTCTGTTCTATCTGGATTATTCCATACATTCTTCTTTGGTTTGATATTTAACACTGCGTCGTCATACCCAGCTTTAACGTAAGCTTCGTATGCTTCTGCTTTATTATCAAACATTGTAGACACAGCCATAGTTAGTCTATCCCATAAAGATATTTTTCTAGGATCTATCTACAATCCTATGGTTTTAGTTTTTTCACCAGTAATGCTATTTGTTTCAAATCCATCATAGTATAAAGGAGCCAGCTTACTATTTCCTTTAATTAACATTTCATATGTTTTAGCATTAGACTATAAATACTCGTTTAATGCTTCTGCAGTATCAATATCTTCTTTTGCTATTGCTTCATTTAATTGCTGTCTCTTTTGTTCATAATCTGTCAAGAACTCTATACTTTGCATAGTACGTAATTCTTTTCTAGCCAAGTCTCCTTCTAACGACCTTACATTAGTTTCTAGAGCTTTTTCTACTATAGATTGACCCAACTCACTATTATATGATTCATATAAACCTTTGGTAGACAAAGTTCCTATTGGGTTGAAACCTATGGCAAAACTAGTAAGAAAATCATTCCAAGCAGAACTATCTTCTCTTGGTTTATTATCATTTGTTCTATTTCTAGTATATATATCTGCTAAACTAGTAGGTATATCTCCATCATAGTCCTATACCTACTATTCCCTTTCAGAAGTAGTAGGTATATTTTGTACGGTATCTTTTAAAGAATTGTAATTAAAGGCGTTCATTTTAGGAGCGCCTATGATGAATTTGTTATCTTCCATATTATCTTAGATATCTGTTAGCTGAATCTCCTGCTTGTGAATATTTTTCTTTAGTTCCTAGACTTCTAACACTGTTTTCATAGTTAGCGTTTCTAGTAATAGTAGCTTCGTTATTTCCTATTTGCAATGGATATGTAGCATCAAGCTCTACATATAAGGCTGTTTTATCCAGTTTCTTTCTTGTTAATTTTTTCTCTGTATCATCGCTTTCTATTTCTCCAGTTTCTGGATCAATAGATTGAGTTATCTTTATCTCTTGTTCGTCTAATATATCTCCCAGAGCTACTACTTTTGCTCCTATTAATTTTGCAAAATCTCCTTTAGCAATAGAGTTGAATCCCATGTTTCTTAATTGATCTATTGGTATGTAAACTTTACGTTTGTGGTATACTTCATTATTGTCGCTAAGTACTTTACCATCTCCCTTTACAATAACATCTCTAAACTGATCGTTGTACCAAGCTTGTTGAATAGTGCTCATAGCTATAGCTCTGTCTTTCCAAGCTTGTTTCTTTCTATCGTCTGTAGCATTGTTCATACGAGTCATAGCGTAACCTAATGCTCCATTCTCAAATCCCAATAAACCAAACGTCATATCTGATCCTAATGTCATATTAGCTGTAGAACCTGTTATTTTAGTATCTTTTCCAATAACATCTCCACCTCCTTCTTGCAGTAAGCTGTTATTTACTTCATTAGATAAAGGCTGACTTATCATATCTAGTAATTTCCTTGAAGCACTGTTTACTCCAGAAGATTGTGATAACTACAGCCAAGCTCGTTTTAGATTATTACTCATGTTATTACTTGCTTTCTGATATATTTCTTTGGTCGCATTTCCTGTAGAAATTGCTTCTCTTTCTTCTGGATTTAAACCACCTAAAGTAGCAAGATTATTAGTAACCGTAGTAGTAGCTAGTATACGAGACAAATCTGGAAGAGATTGAGATGTTTTTTCAGAGCCTAATCTGTTTTTCAAACTATAACGTAACTATTCTATGAAAGATGGATCTACATCGTATTTTGGTCTACGGGTCCTATCTATTTGGGACTGTGCTACCGCATTTATAAATTGTTGCTTAGCTGCTTCAGCGTTACCTGCATTTTTATCTAAAAATTCCTCATAATACTTTTGACCTTGAGGAGTATCAATCAAGTCATTGAATTTAGCATTAGCCACAGATAATAAATCTTCCATATTATTTCCAGTTACAATATATCTAGTACCATTGACATAATCAGTACCTAGGAAACCTGGTTTTAGATCATTGAAATAAGGTGTACTTAGTTCATTAAGATTCATATAAGCAACAGGAGTAATGTCATCAAAGATTTTTCTAGTACCCAAAGTATCATAGTTTGCAATATCAGATTTATCCCAACTATCTTTTAATCTACCTTCTGCTTTCATTTTGGCTCTAGTCTATAAACCGAGTCTTAGATAATCTGCACTTTCTTTTAATTGACTTAAAGAAGAATAGTCTACACTATTTATCAACGATTGAAGTTGAGCTCTATTTGCAGAATCTTTCATGTAATCCGGATTAGAAATCATTTGATTAATTGCATCCTAAAAATCTCTTCTACCTATAGTAAGATTGTAATAATTCTAAGTATCTACTCTAGAAGGAGATCTAAATTCTCCAAATTTCTATAGCTGATTACTAAACTATTGAGCTGCTTCATCTACTGCTTGTTTTTGAGCAGCTCCTATTCTATACAATTCTCCGAAATTTATCGGAGCGTAAGTGTTTAAAAACTAAGCCTACGCAGCTTGATCATACATATTTGCTCCCATAATTATTTCTTTCTAAATTGTGACAATACTTTATTTAAAGTTTTACTATCATACCCTGCTTCTAAGAATGGACCATATAAATCCAACATTGCCATATCTCTATTCTTTTGGTTACGCATAAGTTCTTTATTCTGTGCAAATTGGCTTAACTGTGTTAAACCTGCTCTCTTAATGTTTCTAGCAGTAGCTCTGCTTCTAGCATTATAATCTATAGCTAGATTACGTGCTTGAACAAATTGCTGTCCAAGATTATTCATAGTATTAGCATATTCTGCTCTATATTGATTGTCTGCATTGTTCTTGTAAGAATATAGATCTGATATAGCCTTATTTACTGCTATTTGACTCTACAGCCTATAAGCCATATTAGCTCCAGTAGTAGGATTATATTGTGCTGCATTATAATTTGATACAGCTCTGTTTTCTCTAATAGCTCTCTCCGCTGGAGATACATCATATCTTCTACCAGCCATTTGTTTCATAATAGCTTGTGAATACGGATTGTGAACAGAATCAAAACTTTCAGCTTTAGCATTTAGATTAGAGAATACAGGAGCGAGCTGAGCTACGCTAGAAGCCACATCTCCTATAGCTCCAAGCCAACCAATACTATCAGGTGTTTGTTTATATGTGTTTATTGGTTCTATACTAGACCCTGTTACAGATCTCGTTGCACTAACCGGTATATATTCATCATTACTTAGTCTATCTACGCTTTCAGATGATAAATCAAGCTCATTATTAAGTAAAGGTAAATCCGAATGTACAGACTTAGCAGCTGCTGGAGTACTACGTCTCTTATTAACACTTTTTGTAGTTGGAGTACTTATGTTTGTATTAGATTTAGTAGCTGTTGGAGCTGAATAACCTGTAGAAGATAGTAACCAATATGGAGTACCTCCTCTCCATTCTCCGGTATTTACAGCTTTGTCTGCAGAACTAACCATTTCATTTAAAGTAGATGGTTTATAACCAAACAATTGTGTGTTAGTAGGTACTTTAGTAGTGCTATTAGTATTGATCTGTTTACTTGTATTAGCAGTTACAGGTTGAGCCTACCCTGGTGTGTACTGTTGTTTATCATACACGTCCTCCCAATAGTTAAACGGTCTATAAAGTCTATCTGCTATTTGTACCAATTTACCTTTGTTATTAGCCGTAATAATGCTGCTGCCACCATCTTTGAACTTGTTAGTATTATTCTTTACTTTTTTAATACCTTCTTGTATACTAAACAGTTTATCATGAATAATCTAATCATTCATCTTATTAAGCTTTTCTGCATTTTGTGCATATATATCTTTAGCTTTACTCTTCTTTTTAGACATCATTCTCTTACCCATTTGTGCAAATGTTTCTTTAGTACCTGGTACTTTTAACGTGTCACTTAATATTCTACTACCTTCTGGTAAATTTACTAAATTACTATCAGTAGGTCTTCCTTTTTCTGGAACTTCTAACATATTACCATCAGGAGTACTAATTAGTTCTCCATCATCTACATACGCTAAACTTGTTGGTATCTAACCGCCATAAGCCATTGTCTATACATCTTGGTCATATGTTTCAGCAATTTCTTGATCTACTAAACTACCAGTCTAAGCACCAATTCTATGATTTGCAGCTTTTACTTTTAATCTTTCATATTCTCTTCTAAGTTCTTTATTCTACCTAGCACCTCGTATACCTGTACCTAATGTCATAGTAGGATCTTCATAAAAACCTTGTTCAGTAACTTTACCTTTCTTTCCTACTAATCCTACTCCAAGACCAGCTACTCCACCTACAATAGCTCCTACCGGACCAAAAGCAGACCCCATTTTAGCTCCTGTAGCAGCACCACCAACTACATTTTGTATTGACTGTGATATTGCTTCTCCTTTAGTAGTAGCTGTGGATTCTCCACTAACCATATTAATCATACTGCCAAGTCCTTGTGCTATATCTGCTGCTTTGCTTATTCCTCCTGCTATATTAGATATACCACTTCCTCCATTACCAGATAATGGAGATTGTAATGGAGAATTTATCTACTGCTGTAATTGCTATATTTGTGGATTAACTAATTTACTATATGTATCAGTCTATCCAAAAGCTCCTAATTTTAACTATTGTGGATTATAACCACCATTAACAAATCTTTTAATTTTTTTACTTTTACGTTTCATTATACTAGTGAATATCTATAAGTTGTGTTAATATTAGGAAGATTGAAATTGTGCTGATCATTACAATTGAAGGTATAGTCACATATCAAGTATTTACCTCTTAATCTACCTGGATAAGATGTGACATCATTATTAGTGGTCTCTCTTCCTATAGCAAATCTATAAGTATCTTCTCTATAATCTATAGCATAGCCTCCTTCTATATAATCTTCTAAGATAGTTGCGTTTTGATTTTTAGTTCTAAATGAAGCATTAATCAACATATCTTTTATATTGGTAAATTTACCACTAAAAAATACATTATCAAATGTCTTTGTTTGTAGTGGATCCTTATTTACTACTAGCTATATTCTAGACTACATAGTATTTAACGGAAAATCTTTAGTTTCCATTAATTTGTTGTTTTGTATGTATATTAATTTATCTGAAAATTTAATGTGTGATTCTGGGTTAAACGTGTAGAATGAAGTAAATCTCTAAGTATATTCATTAAATACTAGTACAGAACTATCAAAACACAATTGTATTTCATTAAAACTGTTATCGTAGAAAGCGGTATGCACTTTAATGTTTGGATTACTATTTAAAAAACTCTACACATACTTTTCTTTAGATAACTTATGTACAGAATCAGAGTAAGAACATATTTCATTTTTATCAGTGTCATACCAATATAATGATGCATCTGAAGATACTATACTATTATCGTTTGATATAGAAGAACCATTATTTGTAGTAACATAATCATATCTAGTAAGTACACCGCCTGTACCCAATACCAAGGAGCCAACATTATTGTCCTAAATAAGAGATCTATCGTTTACAGATGCTATTCCCAATGCTTGATCTTGCCAGAAAAATAATCTGCCTCCAAATGAACGCATATTGGTTACAGGTCCACACTAACTATCTACCATCATATAGTTAGCCGGTCTAAATTGTGACCAACTATCTGATATTTCATTAGCAGTTTTTGTATCAGAGTATATTATTTTATAAGGTTCTCTAAGATTTGATATAGAACTAGTAGAATCTACTACATACAATTTAGCATCTGGCTATATAGAGTAAGCGTCGTTATACATATAATAGTTCTTAGGTTGATTTGCATAACCAAGCGAACCACCTCCTGCATCATTCACTGATAAATACGGATTAGAAAAAGTCATGTCATCCGATCTACTAGTTGAAGAACCATATGTTAAGTTCAAATTAATAGTAGTTTCTATCAATATATAATCAGATATACTTACTTTACTGTTCCTACTTCCATAGGCATCTCCATAGTGCATTGGTATAGGAGCCGCAGTTCTGTGATCCCATACACACAGATATGTGTCTCCTCCAAATACATATACACTATTACTCTTCTCTTCTCCTACAACAGTATAACTAAATGTACTTATATAAGTAGAATTACTTCTGTTATTATATCCGTTACCACCATAAGGTACAGTATTTTTCTTTATATTTACTACAGGTACAGAAAATGGAGTATAATATACTGCTCTAAATCTATCTTTCCAATGTTCAGAAGATTGAACTGTATTTATATCTACATTCTAGTGTCTTGGAAAATTACTGTTTTTTAATTTCAAAGCAGCGTTTCTACCAAAGTAAGCTCTCTTAGCACTAGGCCAACCTTTCATCATATCAGAATCATTATTCCAACATACAGCTGCATTAATATACTATCTGTTGTCTATGGTTCTATAGTAAGCTCCAGAATTATTTAGTGCATCTTTGTACATTTCTGGGGTTGCTACTGCTTTATCTATTTCTATAGATACTCTATTTGGATATATAGAAGAGTAAAAACTGTGGTAGTGTTTTCCTATTATATTGTTTACTAAAGCTTCATCATCGTTATGGCTAAAATTTTCTCCTATTAAGAAACAATTCTAAGGCGTGTATATAGTACCTTCTGTATTTTGTTGCTTTTCTTTAGTAGCTGTATCTGACAAATAAGTATAATCAGGACTAGCAAAATATTTTTCATATATTACTCTATTGAAATAAGCCTGATCAAATCTAGATTCTAACCAATGTGATAAATCAATATAACAAGTATCTAAACCATTTAATACTGAATCTCCAGAATAATCAATCTCTGGAGTCATTAAAGAAAACAAATCCCTTTGTACTCTTTTATATTCAAAAGATATCCAATCTTCTATGCCAGGACCAGGGCCTAATCTAGCAACATTATAATTAGCATCTGATACTCCCAGTGGTATTTTAGGTCTTATATCGTTCTCATTTCTTAACCAATCGCCTACTGTTGACATTCTCCAAGGAAAGGAAGTAGTATCAGATAATATTCCTTGCATCAATACAGTTCTATCGTCATAGGTTCTCTTACATCTTACTATCTCATAGGCTTTAGTTCCTGCTGGTATATTTTTAACTGTAAATTCTATTCCAATAGGTTTTCCTTCTGGAAAAGAATCATTCATATACCACGGGCATGCTTCTCTTGAATGTGGAAATTTAATATCAGCAATCCAATAAACAGGAGTAGCTATATTACTGTCATTGTAAAATACTATTCCAAATCTATAAATTTCATCTCTTTGATAACTTTTAAATTTAGATGAGAAGTAAGGATCAGAATAATTATCATATCTGATTTCACGAACAGGATACTCTACAGTTCCTATTTGCTAATTGTTGTTTACATCATATATTCCCTACGATAGGTAATTGTCAGTTGTTTGTCCTATGTTGACATTTCTAGAACTAAAACTTCCTAAACTAATTTTTGCGTATATAAATTTATAACTAATATTTGGTCCAGTACCTCCTAATACTTTAGGATTACTACCATCATTAAACTAGTACTTACAGGCGTCCTATTCAGCAAAATTATAGTCTCTTAGATTATAAGGATTTATACAATCATGCCTCTTTTTATTTAAAGACAAATCTTCGAATACACTGTCTATATTACTATTATTAGTAACAACAGATATATTCTAATTCGTATCTGAAGATTGTAAAATTAACTTATTGTTTTCAGTAAAACGGTAAGCTCTAGCATCGTAATCAGGTTTCCATGTAGCTTCCTTTATATCTGCGGCAAATAAGATATTATCTTTCTTTTCTATTGTACCTGCGGTGAAATTACTACTCTTATAGCTATTAAATTCTTCAACAGTAAGAGTGTTCAATATCTTAGTACCAAAGTCCTAATAGTTCATTGAAGTACTACTTTGTGGCAAGTCTACTTCATCAATTACATCTATAGTAGGTTGCTAAGAATTATCTGTGTATTTAATTCTTACTATTCTACATTTATCAAATAAGCCAGATATAACGTTACTTACATCAATATCTATTATTGCAGATTTACCAGTATTAACGTCCTTACCAACTCCCTCATAGAAATAATTATTATTAGTATTACTTGTAGTAAGATGCATTAAGTTACTAACAGGAGAGTAACCAGTACTAGTGCCTCTTTCATTAAACAGTTGATAAGCGTATTGTACTACTCCTGAAGTAAGCTATCCATTTGTATTAAGTGTAGTTATAACAGGAGCTACTAGTAAAGTAGACGGATTAATATTTAAAGAATTAGGATTTTTAATATTACCTTCTTCATCTAATGTATCATCGTGATCTTTTCCTGAAACATATCTATCACTCATTATGTTTAATGTACGAATACTACTTTCTCCATCTACAAAATATATTTTTATAATAGTATCAGATTCATAATTAGATACTATTCTTATTCTACTAGTCTTACTATAACCTAGAGCTCCTTTTACAACTAATGTGTATTGTAATTCAGGGGTATCATAGTCCCATATTCTATATACTCTGTTTATATCTTTAGAATCAACCGTAAATATTACTCCATATTGATTAATAGTAGATGTAGCAAGTACTGTTTCATCTTCTGATAAAAAATCTCCTCCTGGAATTAGTTTTGCACTTTTTATATTCTGTAATACTCCACTAGTTCCATCTTTATCAGTCATGATACGTACATTCTCAGCATATCTGTATTCATCCTGTGGAATTGCTGTAATATCTACGTCTAGGTTCATTCCTGACACAAAACTATTTGTCTAAAATGTATTACTCATTATTTGTTCTAATTATATAATATTTGCTCATCTCCAGTATTCTCAAAGAAAGTATCATGATCATCAAACTCTATGTAAAGTTTATGCCAATCATTCTTTATAGATTCTATTTCATCAGGTCCAGGAAGCATAGCTTCTGCATAAGCAGATTTACAGTAGAAATTCCAAGAGTTTCTCATATCGTAATATATATTCTAAGCCATCTATCCTTTCATGTATTTAGGGTATGAAAGCTTCATGGCTACATACCAGAATATTGCTTCAAAGTATGAAGGATTGTCCGGAATCATAGGCATACTGTCTTCATCGGTGTATATAGCATGATATGATATCTTTACCCATCCGCATGGTACATTTGTATTTATATATCCAGGTTTAGTAGAATACTATAAACTACTACTTAATACAGCCGGATTACCTATTACTAACTTACCATTATTACTTGGTATAGTATACTAATTTACTAATGCAGACAATGTCTATTTTACATTAGTATCATTATTAAGTATGTCTAAAGCTGGTCTATCTTCAGTAAGGTTAAATATATTTTTTACTAAAGGTACGAGTGCACTATCCTGTATAAGCATTTTTGGTTCACATCCGCTACATTTAGTATATACTCCAAATGAATTAGTTACCTTTCTCATTGGTAACCAACCACAGCTATTATTAAATGAAAAGGCTACTTGATTTAATCTATATAAGTCACAAGGTAATTTGGCCTGATAATTTTCAACCGGTATTACTTCTACTTTGTGTTCTAGTTGCTATACAGCACCTATCTTTTCCATAGCTTCACCGATCCAGTTTCTAATATCTGTTATTTTAATTTCATCTTCTTTCAAGTCTAAGTCAGATATTATCTTTGCTATTACAGACTTAGAACTAACTAATTTGTTATCTATCATATCTTATTTGATTTCCTAATAATCGTGTTCCTTATTCTTAATTATCTAAGCTAGTCTTCTTTTATTAGCTCTAGTAGCTACAAACTAATATCTAGTTTTATTAGTTAGTAAAGAGTCCTTTTTACTCCACAGATATCTGAATTTAAAGAAATCAGAATGATCATTAATAAAATACACAGCTTTTCCTTGTATAGCACTCTCATGATAATCTATTCTTAAACTTCTATTATCAAAGTTTTTAGGTTTCCTTTTTACTATACTAAGGTTTCCCAACCTACAAGGAAGTTTAAATTCTCTACTTTTTTCAATAACTTCTTCAGCTATGAACTTAAAGTAATCTGTTACTATTTGTCTGTATAGTTTATAGTCAATATCGTATACAGTATTTCGCTCTATATTAGATAAGTAAAACTAGTAAAAATCTATTACAGTATATGATTTCTTGTGTGTCATTGCTATTGTTTATAAATGTTCTACATATCGTCTCTAGAGTTATTTGTCTCATCAGATGGCATCTTAGGCATAATGTTCAATTCCTTACTAAAGATAAGATCCTTAATAGTAGGTATCATATGAGCTGGAGCTGGATATGGTTGATCTGGATCAAAACATTCTCCTGCATCGAACGGATTTTCAAGAATTACATCTGCCTCTACCCATTCTAGTTGATTATTACCTCCTTCCACATATAGTTTATTATTTCTTAAGTAGACAATGTAATCTTTACATGTATATTTTCTATACTTTTGATATTTCATCTTTGTTTCACTACCTATCTATATCAGATTACCATACATATCCTTTACAGCAATCAAACCAGATTTAAAGTGAAAATCAATCAATTTAGGTATTTCTATATCACTAACATATTCGTAGTGACCAGGTATACATTCTATTCTATCTAAATGTATACACTTAATAGTTTGAATATACATTGGATTAACATCTCTTCCCTTATCTATGTCTTGTTTGATTAACATAGCTCTATAGTTATTAATCCACTGTTCAATCTATATCCTACTAATATGTTCTGATTCTGATATATTGCTATTGCGCAATTCTAGTAATATATCATCGATAATAGTATTCAAAGTGTTTAATTTCATAATGCATTATTTATTAAATATACCTATAACGCATTTTAAAGCGTTTCTAGACACTTTATGTTATATATAATACAATTGACTGCCTAATGTAATAGCGGTTGTCTAAAAGGCTTAAAATAAAAAAGGCTAGTATTAACTAGCCTCATTCATTGCTTTTTGCATATTCTATGGTAACATCTATTTCATCTAAGGTGGAACCATATTACTTGCCTGTTTTATTAAATCTTTAAGTTCTCTAACCTAATCTTGTAATTCCTATATTCTAGGATCTTCCTTTTCAGGTTCTTTCTCTGTATAATCTAACTACTTAAGTATAGCTTCACATTTAGTCATTTCCTCGTCATACCTAGCAACAGCTTCTTTTTTCGCTTTATATTCATTGTAACTAGATTTAACCATATTAACTATATGTTGTTTATCTGTAGCTACAGTAAGGCCTAGTTGAGTATCATTAATTAATGATTTGCCTTCCTCTACTGTTAACTTCTTTTGTTCACCACCACAACTTATAACTATGTCTACTAACTTCTTTCTATTCTAGTTAGGCATTGGAAACTACTATGGTGGTAGTGGTTCGTCATACACTTTAGATACACTTACTATATTACCAGCAAAGTAATTAGTACTCTTCTTAAATGTACCTATGATTTCTAACACGTATATAGGATCACCTATACTCAATTGCGAAAATGTTATCATAATAAGTATTTGTTTAAGGGCTCCGAAGAGCCCTTGTTAATATTAAGCTGCCGGTGCAGTTATGTTTGCAGGATATGCATTTACTAATTGATAAGTGTTATTACATTTATTATAGTAAATCAAATATCTGAAATTGAGTTGTAAGTCACCGGCTTGTACTTCTTCCTGTAATGCATTACGAAGCATGCTTTGAGTAGTATTGTTCTCTGCATTATCATCTGATAAACCAACTGGAAGAGAAGCGTCAGCTGTAGCAGATGCTTGTCTTACATCCAAGAAAAACAGTCCTTCTTTGGGTAAACTAAGGAATTCCTGATGATTTACATCGTATCTTACTTCTGTAGTAGTAGCAGATACACCTGTAGTTCTAAGTACCGGTATACCAGAAATAGTATTCAATCTTCTGCGACGTCTACCGAAGAAGAACGGATTAAAAGGACCAAACGGGAATAATGTTTGTTGTGTATTATAGAAAGGAAACATAATTACCTCCTTTCTTATTAGCAACCACAGTTGTTATAACCTACTCCGCAGTTTGCATAAGTATCACCAGCAAAAGCTCCATACGCAGCAGCTCTGAAAACTTCTGGATTATAAACAGACAGCTGAGGATATGGTACACTTACAGTGTTAGGAAGTTTGCACTTGATACCATCAACGTCAGATTGCAATGCATTTAACTTAGTAACAATAGGCGTAGTAGCCTGACTTATCATTGTACCAAATGTAGCAGTCTGATGTTCTTGGCTTAACTGAGATACCAGTGTAGAATTTTTCTCACGCAGAGAGTCAATCTTGTCAAGTAGTGCCTGATTTTGCATAGCATCAAGTTTTGCTATAATAGCATTAGTATTTGCAGTACCATTATCACGCAGAGACAAAGTATTGCTGTTCATTGTGTTAACCAAGTTGTTAGTCTGATTACATACAGCCAACTGGTTTTCGTAACCCATCTTAGTCAGGTTAAGATTTACACCATCTATAGATCTCTAAGTGGTGCAGCAGCAGTTTGCCAATTCAGAAGCAAGAGATGCATTACCTGAAGTAATAGCATTTATTACTTGCTGACTGGACAACTTAGTATCACAAGCAATCTGATTTACACTAGCATTAATAGTATTCAATGCACTCTATACTGAGTTAAAGTCACAATTCAAAGTATTAGACAAGTTGCTGATAGCTTCTTTATTACCATTGATAGCCTGCATCAACAGACTAGTATTAGCATCAGTATTCAATTGAGAAGCAAGTTGAGAAGCTTCGCCACCTCTATTACCGAAGCCGTTGCCTCCCCAGCCACCCCAGCAGAAGAAGATCAGGATAATCCAGATCCACCACCATCCGCCGTTACCGCCGAATCCGCCATTGTTATTCATCATAGCCATCAAAGCAGCAGGGTCCATACCTTTATTTGCATTCTGCATTAAAGCAGCCAGACCAGCGTCAAAACCGCGGTCTTGAAGGATAATTTTATCTTCTAACATAATTGATTTTATTTAGGATTGATTTAATTTGATTAATATATTAATATTATTGATTATTCTGTAACTTCTACTACTCTAGTATCTGTTACTTTAATTAAACTGTTGCTATTCTGTATTTGATATTTTCTGACACGATCTTTCTTCCAATCAAAGTGTAAGAATCTCTAGAAGCCATTTTTATACTTATTACGATACTATTTTTTTTCTTCTACGAACAATATTTGCGAGTTCCTTAGATCTAATATGGCTGTTAAGATTGAGTCTTTTCTTTCTATAATGATTGTAGTTAAAGGATTTAACTTTAATTCTTCTTTAAAGTTTACATCTTTAGTTATTATCTATGTAACAGTATCCTTCATTTGTGTATTGATTACTTGTATCTACTAGAGATTCTTATCTTTGATTTTTAATTCTTTCTACACTTCTAATGCATTCTAAAGTAAGCTATCGTTAGTATTATTTAAATCTGCTATACTTAACTGAAGTGTTCTATTCTATTCTTTTAATTTGCCTGTTAAACTCTGATAATATTCGTAATTGTTTGTAACTTGTCCTAATTCTGTATCTAGAACCTTAATTCTCTTATTCTAATAAAAACAAAAGGCAGTCAAACCAATTATGATAATGACTGCCAGTTTACTGAGATAACTCTTAATAGCTGATAACATGTTATTTTACCTTAAATTCTGGTAATATATACTAGATCGCTAGTGCACTTGATCTAGACATTTTTTCGATAAGTTCTATATCCATGTCATTATTAAAATTATGAATATAACCTATTACTATAGTACCTATCCAATTATTTTTTTCGTCTGATAATCTTCTAAGAGCAACACTATGACAACCATTGCTCGTCATTACAGACTTTATTTTATCATCAAGTTCAGATGCTTCAATACCTTTGATAAACTTATATTCTGAATTAGCTAAGTCAGATACGAATTTAGCTACTGATTCAATTTTTATATCGCACAAGCTATCTCTTACTGATGATACCCCATATTGCTTTACTTCTAGAGTAGCAGATATATACATTTCTTTATACAGAGGATGTGGTTGAATTAAATATACTCTATCTGCTTTTAAGAAGTATAGTAATTCCCAAAGTTCTCCATATATAGTAGCTATGTTACCCGCTTGTTTAACATTGTTACTATGTTCTTCCTATTTCCATTTCTCTATCTTATAATCAGTTATCTTATTTTTAGTATACTGATTATACGTAAACCATAAAGCTAATATTGAAGCAACTCCTGAAAGTATTTGAGGTAAGAATTCTAGAAACATCTGAAGTAAAAGTTAGTTAAATAAAAATCCTGTACTTAGAATGTTATAAGACAGGATCTGAAATATCTTTGAAACATATATATAAACGCATGAATATAGTTTAGGTTTTATTATCATTGTTTATACTGATGTAATCTAATAGCTCTTTATATTTTGTTACTTTGCTAAATAAATTTCTTCCATTACAATATTTAATCCAGCCTACATAACTACAGATTTTCTATAGATATTCTTCTTTAGGCATGTCTTGTTTATTTAGTATGGCTATCTTTCTACAAAAGTTTTTCTTTATTCTTTTTCGCAATAATACATGAGAATGATATATTCTATAACCTACAAAATCAATCCCTCTATCATCTACTTCAAATATCTACCAATTACTTTTAAAATCTAAGTGCAATTTATCATTAAGGTACTGCTTCATATCCTGAAATAAATCTCTTAGAAATTGTTTGTTCCCATGTAGTATTACTATATCATCTGCATATCTAAAATAACATTTGATTTTCTTTACTTCTTTAATCCAATGATCCATATAAGTTAGATATAAATTAGCAAAGAACTAGGATAAGTAATTACCAATAGGCACTCCATCTGCAGAATCTATTATATTATATAGTAAATCTAATAATCTCTTATCCTTTATCTTCTTACTTATTATTTGTTTTAGAATATCATGATCTATAGAAGGATAAAACTTTCTTACATCTAATTTAAGACAATATTTAGTATTATCTTTATCTTTCAAAGCAGTTTTAACATCTCTTAAGGCTTTATGAATACCCCTTTTCTTGATACAGCTATATGTACCTTTAATGAACATTGATACCCATAACGGTTCCATAATGTTCATTATAGCATGATGAACAATTCTATCTGGATAATACGGTAACTTAATTATTTCTCTCTCTTTAGGTTCATATATTTTAAATATAAAATACTCTGAAGTATTATATTCTCCATTGATTAATTGCTATTGTAGTTTTAACAGAAGCTTATCTTTGTGCTTATCGAATTCTCTAATTTCCTTTCTATTACCTTTGTTTCTTCTAGCTTTACTATCGGCTAAATATAGATTATCCAAAGATACTATTTTGTCAAATAAATTATTAAATCTTTTCATCTGAATCTACGTATTGAGTTTTCATTTACATTACTAACACAATCTTTTAAATATGTCATTTTCTGCCAAGTGGCAAAGTCTCTTAGTTAACAGTACTAAAATATTTTTCAGATGTAATTTTTGTAGTTCAGTGTACTGATATTAGCATTGCCATTACCTGGCTCATTGTTAGAATTCAGATTGAACAAACTGCAATTCGAACTATTACTAGAATTACTGCTGATATACCTAAGACAACTTTTTGTACCCATAATATTTAATTAAGGTACGTAGATAATTCGAGTACCGAAATCAGCAAGGCCAGCACCCGGCACATTGCTAGAACGCAGAGCGAACAAACCGCAATACGAACTAGAACTAGAAGCACCGCCGATAATTACTGTTCTATCTGATGTTGAAGCGTTTGACCAGTTATAATCACACCAATAGGCTCCCTGATTTGCACCAAATACCTCATTAGTTGGAGGGAATGTGTCGAATGATGAATTATAAACTAACTTTTTCTTCCAACCCTCTTTGGTAGTAGTACTACATTGTAGTTTATAATCACTAATTGAAGTAGACCCTAATGTACTTAAATTATCATTTATATAAACGTCATTTACAGAAGTTTCAGCATTAAAATGTACAAGAGTATCAATAGTGTTTTTCCAAACATGACCAAATGGATTTTCGATTCCTCTGTATGTTGGTACTTTAACTGTTAAAGTTCCTGTTACAGAACCTTCTGCATCTGTTTTTTCATAAGAAAACTGAGTAATTCCTGTATAATTACCATGTTCATCTGTAGTACCACATGGAACAAAATTATATAAGTTTGTACCATTATTAGTTACAATTCCGGTTGTTACTCCATCACCTAAACCTCCTTGATGATACCCTTCAGCTGTAAGTTCTGCATTAAATGCCTTTTGACTATTAGAACAAGCGTATTCTACTAAATACAATATAGTTAATATTTTATGAGCTTTGTAAGTATACATATTCCAGTTATTACTCTCTGGATTATTTGCTCTAGCTCTCTATTGCATAGTAGTTCTGTTAAGACTGACTACAGGCGTAATAGTACCATTATTTATGGACTTCAATACATTATCTACATTGCTTGCTTCATATGCAGATATATAGAATTTACTCACATGTTCAGCTTCTGGTATATGTGGATCACACGGATACAGATTTAAATATACAGTAGTATCATCAGTAGTACATATATACCAGAACTCTGGGATTTCTACCATAGTATTCAAAGACATATCTCTATTTGTTCCATCTTCATACTTAGTTCTATCTGTAGCATTAAGATATTTTACTATACCATCTGAAGTAATAGTACAGGACTTTATTTTGGAATGTATAGGTAATTCTCTATGCCAAGACATATAACCAGTTCTAGTTAGCATGGTGTCAGCAGGTTCTTCAATCGGAAAACTAACTCCATAATAATTAGTGAACACATTAGTATCACCTTTGTTTATCGTTTTCACAGCAGTGTTACCTAAATATGCTCCAAATATTTCCTTAGTTCCTAATTTCATATTATTCGTGAATTAAATATAACGTTTTAGAATCTTTTACAGACAATTCATTATATTCTGTCTATGTCATAGAAACTATATTAGATACTTCGTTAGAAGCTACACAATTACTAAGGTCTACATTCTCTGATAGTTTATCCCATTCAGCAGGATTAGCTTTAGTACATACATAATTGGCTCCTGTGTCAGTTAAATTATATACATCTCCAATTACAGCAGTTTTAGGAAGAGCAGCAAAATTAGCTACCGAACCTTTAACTCTATATACTGAAGATACTTTACTATCTACTTGCGCTTTAGTATAAGCGTCTGAAATACCATATCCAGATAATGTAGTAGCCTTATTAGCTTTATTAGCCAGTTGCTTCTCCAATTCTTCTACTTCTTCTGAGTTACCGGTAATAGGTTCCCATGAAGAACCAGTCCAAGTTTTAATAACTCTACCTGTTGGATCTTGACCTAAGTCTATCCAATAAGCTACTTCAGTTGCTCCTGGAGCAACAGTACTAGCTCTAAAATTAATTTGTTCTCTCATATTTATTTAATTAAACTTATTATTCTGTTGCCCTACCTATAGCTTGCCAGAATACTGTACAACTTGTATCTGATCGTATATAAAGTGCCTAATTAACAACGCCAATTTGCAAAATAGCAGAATTATTATTCGCTCCTGGAGTTGCTGTAGCGTTAAAAAGAAAATTCATTGGTTTAGGAAATTTAGCAGTAGTACTAGTCTCACTGATTACATTTGTTACTCCCCACTGTATTATAAACCCTGTTTTCCTATCCCACCAATAACCAGTTTTCTTAACATCTGCTTCTATTTCTTCTGTACAAACTACAGGATCTTGTTTTGTAGTCCAAGTATTCGTTAAAGTATTATATGTAAGAATCTCTTTATACACCATTCCTTCAGCAGCTACAGTTAGTGTTAAATCGTTTGAACCTGCTGCAGTAAAACTACTACTAAGTAAACCAGATACATTTACTGCCGCAGAATAACTATTACCACCACCAAAGTTACCATCATAAGTATAGAATAAAGCGGTTTTCTTATAACCGCCATTAAACAATGACACTAGTATTTCTCTATCTTCAGAACTTATAGATATTACTTCTCCTCTACCATATTTAAACAGACTATCAGTAGTAAGTTGTTTGATGGTTATATCAGAACTCTTTGTAAGAACGCTTGCCGTTGCTGTAGGAGAACCTCCTCCTGCAGGAATAGTTAACTATATCTCAAAATAATATACTTCAAGTTCAATACTACTAGTAAAAGATAACCAAAAATTATATTTGGTTTCTTGACTCTATGATGGTGGGAATATATCACCAGTATAGTTTAGTGCTACTCTTTCTCTCCAGTCAGATGAAGAGGTAGCATTTAGTCCACAATATGTAATTATACAATTAGCATAATTACTTTCATTACTTACTAGTTGTGCTAATTTGTTTGCATCAGAAGGATCTAACGTTAACAGAGTCTTTCTTTCACGATCTAGCATTCCTGTAGTATTCAGTGTTATTACAGTAGGTTCTACTTCAGCTGTGTCGCCTTTTTCACCTCTAGATGGTTTACCTGTATCTTCACTTCCTAAAAACCAGTTACCATTACTACCAATAGTAGGAGTAATACCATTTATACCATTGGTTCCAGCATCCCCTTTGTCTCCCTTATCACCCTTATCTGAACCAATAAACTTCCAATTACTAGTTTGGCTATAATCGTCATCTAATAATAGATATAAACCGTTCTTACTATCCTCTGGATCATTAACAACTGATACAACTAAACCTGCGCATGCCCATCGCTTACCATCTTTAGAAGTCCAAGTAGAATTTAAAGTAAGATCAGAAGCAGGACCTTCTATCTTTGTTCTAGCGTCTAATACTCCGTTTACTTGTGGTTCAAAGTTATTAGAGTAAACATTTGTTCCGTAATTTCTCATTTGTTATTAAGCGTTTGTAAATGTTAGTTTAAGTTTAATACTACCACGTTTAGTAGAGTTCTTATTGGTTATCTTATTATAGTTTACTCCATTTATTTGAGTTGTTTCTATATTCCAATTATTAGCTAAATCGTCATCTTTGTAAGTATTAGAACCAGTATCAAAGAACTCCATTTTAGTAGCTGTTTTTTTAGCAGGCAACCACCATACCCATCTATCAGTACCTTCTGCATCAAATGTATTTTCAGCATAAGTAGTATCACTTACAATTATAGTTTTCTTCATAGATGCTTGGTCTAAATTACCCAAACCAGCATAATAGTAGTAACCGGCCTTAACTGTGTAATTACTAGATACACTACCTGCAGGCAATGGAGTACTATAATTGTTACCTTTACTATCTTTAGGTTGCGGTCCTTGAGCATAGTTAACTGTTATACGATAAGTACTAGTGCCCCAAGGTAAAGTGGTAGGAAATGTACTAGGACTATATGTATGACCTGTTTCATTACCTGCTCTACCTCCCTATGAAGTATCTCTAGTTCCATCAGGATAAGTAATCACAATAGAACCTTTGTTAAAAGTATAACTGAATGAAGACAATGTAGGTCCAGTAGTTCCTACTTCTACTGTTCTACCATTAGAACCCCAAGAACTGCTAATAGACACAGAAGGACTAGTAAATGTTGGATTAACTGTAGTAAATAGTATCATATCAAATATCTATGAAAAGGTTTTGCCTTCTAAATCTGATAAAGTTTTACCATTAATGTCATTCCAACTTGGAGCAGCCTTCATACTCTTACTCTAGAAAGATGACTAATAAGTAGCACTACCTATTTCAGATTTTAATGCATAAGTATTAGCAGCTTCTGTTTTAGTTAAATACGGAGTAAGATCTACTACAGCTTTATACTCACCTAACAATTCCCAGTTATTGTTTACCCATATGTACTCTTTAAACTTATTCTGAGGTCCACTCTAATTATCTGCTAACAGATATATTTTATTTGGGTTAATGCTACTAGAAGGAAGTTGAGTAACAACTTCATATAATGTAACATCTAATGTACTAGATATAACATTACCTACTATTTGAATACCATCTCCTGCTGTGAGTTTATCTTGTTTGTTCTACAGTAATTGATTCACCCAATTTTCAGTAGCATAACCTACCAGGGATGGTATTTCAGGGGTATCTTTCAAATCATTATAAGAACCACTATAACTTACTAAAGCAAATACAGGTTTATTTTCTATATCTCCCCAATCTGGAGTAACATCTATATTAGATAGTTCTTCTTCTATTTCGTCTAATCTATCAAATACATCTGTTGAGGTTCCTTCTAATACTTTCAATCTAACCCATTTACCTTCATTGTTATATGTTTTAATACTACCTCCAAGTGGATCTTTATTTAGATCCACCCAGTATAGTGTTTCGGCAGGATTTGGTTCTATATCACTTGCTACAAATTTAACAAATCTTGTCATATTATTCTTTTTCTTTAGTAGTCCAATCTTCACCTGAAAGTAAAGTTTCTAATTCTTTACCTTCATAAGTAGGATATGGATATACGATTTCTATAACTTCGTCTTCTCCAATCTCCGGTAATGTTATTGCAGATGGAAATAATAGTTCATAGTTAGCTACTTTCATTATTACTTCTGTTCCATCTATGCTTTTTCTAGGAGATAAATGTAATTCATTAAGTACTTCTTGCGGTACTTCATTTAGTTTTTCTATGGGAAATACGATATATTTCATTGTTTTAAATATTAATTTTTGTTAATAAATCGTCTGTATTAACTTCAATACCTATAATATCATTCAGCTCCTTTATCTCATCTTCACTAGATATTTC